GTTCCATGATTAATCTATTTTTTGCAGTTGTTTCATTACGTTTTGCAACTCGCTTGTTATGGGCTTTTTCCCCACCTCGTTTTTTAGATGTTGGCATTATTGTGATTATTTAAAATTGTTTTTACATGTTCTACTACTGTTTCCCAACTTACTGGGCCTGTTTCATCAGCATATTCAACTGGGTCAGGTCTTCCAAGTTTAATAAATGCTTCAACTCGTTCTACTGATGATGCTGATTTGAAATCGCTATACCATTCAAGTTGATAGTAAATTGGTTTGTAAGATGTGTTAGTGAAAAAATACACTGTATCAAAATCAAGACCTAAACACTCACAGCAACTCTCCCCGTCTACTAAGATAGAGTATTTATCTCCATTTAAATATGGAGTATAATGATATACTTTTTCAGCACCCCAATTACCTGCTTTAAATGCCTCAAAATCAGCATCTCTAAATTCTTGACGACAATCAGGATAAATAGCATGATCACCTGCATGTATTCCCATTGCAATAGCACAGTCAGTATCTTTTTGTTCAGCAATTGATAATGCAACTGCTTGAATAATAGAACTAAAAATCTTATTACGATTAGGAACTACTGTTGCTTTCATATTCTCTTCAGCATAGTGTCCTTCAGGCACTTCATCACCTCCAGTTACTAATGCTGAGTTTAATAATTCTGATAAACCAGCTAATTTAATTCTTTGATGTTTTACATAATATGGGTATTCCATTGTTTTAGACTCTTCATCTATAATACAAAACCCATTAATATATCTAACTAAACTTTGAGCACGCTCTAATTCTACATTATGCTTTTGCCCATAATCAAATGATAATGCTGTAACTTCATAGCCATTGGCGAGTAAATGAAGCAATAGTGTGGAACTATCCATTCCTCCACTTAATGATAATACTGCTTGTTTCTTCATAATTTATTTGCTATTTGTAATATAATATCTGTATCCTCATTTGACAAACTAAGACGACTTTTCTTTAACTTTTTGATAGCCTCAGTCCATTCTTGTTCATACAAATTTCCTTGTGTAGGAGAAATACCTCCAAACCATGTTTCTTCCATAACTCTTATTTTATAATTTTATTTAAATTATTAATTTTTCTAAATTTATTGACATTGTAATGTAAAGCATACCAATTAATATCCTCAGAGGTACGATTCATAACATGATCAATTTTAGTAATTGGTTTCTCATCTAAACCATATTCTTTATACATTTTATCTTCCATTGCAGCCATAATTGGATTTGAAGTATCTATACTTTCAATGAATGGGTAATTCTGGTGGAATAAAAATTCTTGAGGGGCGGCACATCCAAGTAAGTGAACTCTATCACTAGATTGAATAACATCGCTATTATACAACTTACCTATAACGTTTACTCGACCCATAGCAGTAGAAATTGCTGGTAATATATGAGTAAAATGATCTTTGTAATATCCAGCACCATATGAAAATGCTATTTTCTTATAACCTAATGATTTATATTTTAAATAACATTCAGCTGCTTCTTCAATATTAGTTGCTTGTACTACTGCTACTTTAGTAGTATAGTAAGGTAATTTAATTTTAGCCCATTCTGCTGCATTGTCAATAGATGCTTGCATATCTTGCCATACATCAGGTACAATAAATTCATTTGGTTCAAAATAATTAACCCAATGTAATAGACGTTCTGTTTCATAAGCATGACCTAGTTCATGTAAACTATTATCCATGATAATGTAACGACCATCTTTCTTTGCTTGGTCAAAATACTTAAAATATTCATACTCACTATCTAGTAAGTGAGGCAAACAATAATCATAATCATTGAATGCTTGTGATGCGTTTAGTACTGCTAATGGTACTTCATGTGAGACTTTTATTTTCATAACTTATTTAATATAAATATATTTCTTTTTATTGCCAAACTACCTTTCTTAATAAGGAAGATTATTTTCTGGTCTATTCTTTAGCCATGTTTTATATTGGTTGATTAGCTCTTCAGTAGTACCTTCTGCATGTTCATAAATGAATGTATGTACTTGTTCTGTAGTACCACCAATCCAATGTTTTAGACTGTATTTTAGACTACTCATACGTTCTTTTTCATCACGTTCAAAATCTTTTCTTAGATTTTCAATACGTCTATTATACATTTTGATAGCATTACGTTCATGTTCTTGTTTTACTTCAAAACCTTTATCACTGTTACGTATTTCTGCTATTTCTTCTGCCATCCACCAATACTCATAATTGATATACTTAGCATAAGGTGAATATTCAAAGTCACCATTTTTCATTTTCTCATCAATACGAGCTTTAGCTCCTAATGGTTTATGAATTTGGTATCGTCTATGCCAATAAAATACATTAAACTTAGCTAGTTTAGCTGGTTTAGGTGGTGCTTCAATCCCAAATATAGGATTAAATTCTTTCAAAACTTGTTCTACTGTAACCATTATTTTTCTGTTAATTCGCCTGCAAATACTTCTTCTAATAATTCCTCAATGTCAGGTAAGTCAGTTAACTCTCTAAAACGCTCAGCATCAAAACTAGGTTCTAATAATTGACCTTGGTATTGAACTGTTCTAGCATTAGTTACTTCTTCTAAAGTAACACCAATACCATGAGGATATTGATTAGCTGTCCTAATTGTGTAATACTTTCCTTTGATAGGACGGTTAGGTACAGTTTCTATTGTCTTTTGTTTCCATGTATCATTGATACATTCTACTAGTGCTCCTACTTTCATATCTTAAATATAACAAAGAATGGCCCGAAGGCCAAACTTTTGTTTATATCTGGGGGCGTGTTTACTTGCCTTCGTTTACCGGACTTTCATCGTCTGGGTAAATTATATCCATCACAGCATTTACATCAACATTTACTCCTAATTGTTACATAGCTTTTAAAGTATCCATGATACCGTTTTGATATGCTGAAGGAGTTTGTTCTTTACCTGGGTAGTTAAATCCGAGTTCGTTTATCTCTTCTTTGATGATTTGTTTAAGTTGCGATAGTTTCATATTAGTCTTTTGTGTATCGGTTAATTAAATCTCCTAAGGTTACATATGAGCTGCCCCCACCATATCCTCGAGCTTCTGACATAGCTCTTAACAACATTTTTGCTTCTGGTGAAGCTTCCATTTGCTTAACTATGTTCTTAAGTTCAGCTTCATATGCTAATATTTTTGGAGCCATTTCTACAGCTAGGTCAATTACTTTTTGACCATATCTCTTAACCATATCATCATCATACTGAGTCTTTACACCAGCATACCCATATAAATCAGCTACTTTAGATTCTATATTACCAGCTTCATTTAAAGAATCTTTAATTTCTTCTTTGATGATTTGTTTAAGTTGTGATAGTTTCATATTACATTTTAAATTTCGCAACAACATCTGCTAGCTTGTTATAATCCTTAGCTACATAATCCAGTTCCATTTCAGGGACACTATACATAAGACTTGATAAAGCTTCATTAACATCCGTTAGAGCTTTTGCAAGATTTTTATTCTTAAGCATTTCAGCGCTATCATCATCATCACATATAGTAAAAATTGTATCCGATTCTTTACCTAAGAGGTCTATTGCCTTCGGGCTATTTGCTTTATATAGTTCAGAGAACTTCTTTAAGAATTTTGCGATGTACTCAATCTCTTTGACTTTTTTATAGCCTGATATTGTTGAACCTTCATAGCCTTCATACTCATCCAAATCCAATGTAGCTGTTGTGAGTGGAGTTGTTACAAGTTGAAGTATTTGGCCAAATTTGTTAAAGTCTAAATCTTTTAAAGTAGGTGATTTAGGTGCTTCTTTTAAAGAATTTTGAATTTCTTCTTTGATGATTTGTTTAAGTTGAGATAGTTTCATTTTTATTAAGAATGGTTTATTATAAATATATTATCCTTCACAACTGATGCATTCTGATAAACGCTGTAAATTATCTCCTCTTAGTACTGACTCAGTACGTAAGTAGTATAATGTTTTAATACCTAACTTATGAGCCTCTTTATGTACTTGACTAATCCACTTTGGAGTATCATTTGGATCAAAACACAAGTTTAATGAGATAGCTTGGTCTACATATTCTTGTCTAACACCATTTTGTCTTACAATTTCTAATTGATTGATTTCTTTAAATGTTAAGAATACTTCCTTTTCTTCATCTGTTAAGATATAAGACGGAACATTAATAACTGAGCCTTGGTCTTTTAGAATTTGTTCCCAAACACTATCAATGTTATATCCTTTAGTTTCAAGTAATTCCTCTAATATTTTATTACGCTTAATGAATACACCTTTTGCTGTTTTTAAATTATAAACGTTAGCAGGAATAGGTTCAATTGAAGGTGATACACCTCCTGAAATGTGAGCATTTGATACTGTAGGTGCGATTGCTAAGTGATGAGTATGTCTCATACCTGTACCCTTACACCATTCTGGCTCACCATATAATTCTGCTTGTTCACGAGATGCTTTTAAAGCGCCTTTCTCAATAAAGTCAGATATCATTCTTGTATGAGCAGTTGCTTGAATACCTACAAATGGTAAATTCTTTGATTGTAAAAATGTATGCCATCCTAAAACACCAATTCCAATTGCTCTACCTTTAGTAGCAGAACGAACTGTGTTTTCCATAAACTTAACATTTTTAGCTCTATCAATAAATTCTTGTAACACACCTTCTAAGAACCAGCAAGTTAACTCAGGTAATGTCATTCCATTTTCAAATGTAAAATCTTTCCATTCATCCCAACGAGCTAAGTTTAAAGATGATAGACAACAAATAAATGAGTGTAATTCGTCTGTGTATAATGAAATTTCAGAGCAAATATTAGTCATTGATACTTGTAAGTTGTTCTTAGTATAAGCTAATGGATTGTCATTATTAACATTATCTTCAAACATGATATAAGGTTCACCTGTTTCAAGACGTGTTTTTAAAATTTCACCCCACAACTTCATTGCTCTAGGCTCCTTATTGTCTAGGTCAGTCATAAACTGATCATCAATAACAATACATTGATGTAAATTCAAACATTGACGATTAACATCACCTTTTGGTCTACGGATTTGTAAAAATTCTTCAACATCAGGGTGAGTAATATGTAAATTAACTGATGCTGCTCCTCTACGAACTGATCCTTGGTTAGTAGCTAAAATAGTTGAATCATAAATTTTAGCCCATGGAACAATACCTTCAGATACACCATTGTCTTTAATTGATTTACCTCGGCCTCTAATGCGAGATAAACCAATACCTACACCACCACCTTGAGATGATAATCTCATTAACTCAGAGTTAGCATCTGCAATGCCTTCGATACTATCTCCAACGTCAATACCAAAACATGAAATTGGCATTCCACGTTCTGTACCTAAGTTTGATAATACAGGTGATGCTAAACATAACCAATTCTTAACTATTGCCTCATAAAAGAATGGTTGTAAATCTTTACGTTTCAATCTGCGAGCAGCTGATTTAGTTACTCTCTTATATGCGTCAAACACATCTTCATCAGGTAATAAATAACCTTTTGAAATCATACTAACTGCAATTTCATCCATCCAACTAGGATAATTTTTTCCTTTAATCCACCCTTCTGTGTCTACTTGTATACTCATTTTTTATTTTTTATAAATCGTCCCAATCTGCTGTTGATTTTGAATAACTTGTTACTCTTCCTGCGAAGAAATCTTGATGTGTTTTACCACTTGTTAAATGACCAAACCACTCAATTTGTTTTAATAAATTTGGGTCAATATCATTATAAATTGCTTTATAACCTAATTCTACCATTTTCTCATTAGCACGTGCTTTAATGAAGTTTTTTAGTTGATTAATATTTAATCCATCAACATCTCCCATTTCAAACGCCTTATCAATAAAATCAAATTCTAATTGTACTGATAAATGGCATGCTTCTATTACTGCGTTTCTTAAAGTGTCAGTATTTAATTCTGATTGTTCTTCAAGTAATGTTCTAAACAACCAACATCCTGCTTTAGAATGTAATGATTCATCTCTAACACTCCATTCAACAATTTGACCTGTACCTTTCATTAAGTTTCTTAATTGGAAACTCATTAATATAGCAAATGAACTAAACAAATTTACTCCTTCAGTAAACGCTGAGAATATAGCTAGTGATAATGCTCTTTCCTCTAATGTCTCACCTGGTGTTTCAATTAAACGTTCAATTTTTGCTTTTGATGTTTCATCTTCTAGAAACGCTTGAAAATCATCTAAACCTAATTCCTCGTTCAAACGAGCATATGCTTCAGCATGAATTGATTCAAAATCAGCAAACACACGAGCCATTGCTTGAATTTCAGGTTTTGGAAACCATATTGATACTTTTGTTGACCAATAATCGTTTACATGAACTTCTGTTTGAGCAAATGACTTTAATATGTTTCCAATTAAATTCTTTTCAGGTTCTGTTAATTTGCCTTTCCAGTCACCTAAATCTGATGCTAATGGCACTTCGTCTGCTAACCAATGCGAGCGATGTTGATCTTTATAAAAATCAAACGCCTGTTGGTACTCAAACGGCTTGTAAAAATTTCTTATTTCAGTAATCATATAATTTTAATATAACATCAAGATTGTAGTTCAAAAAATTTCTTTTGAAGAATGTCTCGATCTAGGCTATTTATTTCACTAAAACTGTTCACTGGTTTAGATGGTGTATATGATTCTTCATTTTCATCATAGTCGTTAAATATCTCAAAACGACCTGTTGATGTATCAATTTTGGCTCCAAATGTCATACCATCACCTCCATATCTGTTTTTCATAAAGTGAAATCTACCTGTTCCCGCTACTTTGTCTTCTTTTTTACGAGAGAGAGAAATAGCCACATCTGTAATCATGATTTTATCATAGCTACCTGCGGCTTTATCACCCTCAATAACATCGTCTTTAGCTCCTGCTCTATTAACTTGAGATACACTCCAAATAGGTAACTTCAATTCACGAGCAAGACCTTTAGTACTAAGATAAATATCATCAATTTCGTCTTTACGCTCACGATTGTTTCTTTTTGATCGAAGTAAGTCTACGTAATCAATAATAATCAAATCTGGTTTAAAGTCTAAGTCAATACACTTTTGAATATGTGATTCTATTGTTGAAATAGATGCCTTACCAGGTGAATATTCTTTAATAACTAAGTTACCTGGTAACTCAAGTATTTCTTTTTCAACTTGGTCTTTAAAACCCATAATGTTATTTACAGGTATTCCTGTTAAACAAGCATCATATCGTCTCCCAACATAACTTTCACCTAACTCTAAAGTATAGTGTATTACATTGAAACCTAATTGAACAGCATGTGCTCCTAAAGCAATTAATGTCCATGATTTACCTCCTCCTGGATTACCAAATATCAATCCAAAATCACCTTCACCTAAACCACCCTGTAGTAGGTCATTAAATAAAGGCCAAGGTGTAGCAATCGGACTTCTGTCTTCTTCTCTGTATCGAGATTCAACATCTTTACTATATTCTAATCCTAAATTCTTATCACCACCAGCTTTTAAAGCGTTATCAACTAAGTTTCTAATTGAATCATAATCACCAGCATTTAATAAATCTACTGATGTTAATAATGCTTTCTTTAATTGTTGGTTTTTACAGAAGTTAGAAAACTCTTCCTCTACATAAGCTAAATCATCGTCTGATGCTTTATATGCTTCTTTTAATTGTTCCTTAATTGATAATTGTAGAACTTCATTATCAATTTTCTTAACTTGTACTTTCAAGACTTCCATACTTGGTGTAGTATGGTATTTGTCATAGTACTTTAAGATTTCACTTATGACCCATTTATGAGCTGAGTTATCGAAATACTCTTCGCTTATAATGTCATGTATGTTGACTAAAAATTCCTTATGTGTTAATAAGGAAGATATCACTTTCGTCTGGAAATGTATTCCATACGAGGACAATGTACTTAACGTCATAACTTTTATTTATTTAAAACTGTTTAAAACTTTGAATGTGTCTCTAATCCAATACTCTACATTTTTGATTGTGTGATGTAACCCATCTTCGTTATATAACTTAATAAACTCAGCTGCTTTTGTTCTTTCAATTGGTTGTTCAATTATACTCTCGATATGCTTCTTTTCACCCTCATCTAATAACGGATTACCTAAATCCATAATCAAATAATTGTTTCTAATACTCTCGTTATTAAAAACCACCCTGGAATAAATAATATTGTCTTTGTACTTAGACTCACTTATTTCAAAAACCTCTTCTAAAGTCATTTCTCTCTCTGCTAACTCAGGAAACAACTTAAATAACTTTTTAGGTCCTAATCCTTGTACTCCAGGTATTTTATCTGAATTATCACCCATTAATGTCTTATATAAGATAAAATTATGAGGTGGGAGGCCAAATTTTTCTTTTACTAATTTTGGTGTGTAATATTCTTTAACCATAGGACTATAAACTGTTATGTTATCGTCTACTAGTTGTAAGAAATCTTTATCCGCCGACACAATCGTACATTTACTATCGTATTTAGTGGCCATATAACGGGATAAATGCGCTATAATGTCATCTGCCTCAACCTTATCGAGCATAATTAGGTTAACAGGTAAACACCTTAAATAGTGAATGAGTCGAGAAATTTGATTTACTTTAGATTCATGTTCTTCATCTAAATCATCAAATGTATCATGGTTAGTCATTCGAGTTTGATTCCTACCTGATTTGTATTCTGGGAGTAAGTTCTTCCTGTTTATGGAAGAACCCACTCCGTCGAATACAATATACACAGATGTAGGTTTATTTGTGTTAATTAGAAAACTTAATGATCTTAAAAAACCACCTAAACCACCAACGTGAACTCCTCCCTGGTTAACATAATTCAACACTGCAAAGTTTCTTAAGAATAGATTTAAACCATCTATAATTAATACTTTATCATGTTTTGAAAATGTACCTGTGACTTCTTCATCATCTCCTGGTTTAATATTATCTAATAACCGGAATAAATCTTTTTTATCCATCTTATTCTTCGTCAATTAATGTAATGTTCTCTTTACTCTCATCCCATTCGGACTTATCTTCAGCGAGACCAATTCCATCAATACTACCTAAAATATGTACCCATTCATGAGCATGTTGTTTCTTATAGTCAGCAATATCCTTGTTATCATCTTGAATAAAGCCGTGTATTGTAGCTACAACTGTATTTTTAGTTTGTAATCCTGTGACGTGATTTTTATCTACTGCTACTTTAGTACGAACTGCAAATTCAACTTCCTTACCATCCTTAGTTGCTTTTAATTTACTTGTACCACTATTAGTAATATTACCAAATGTTAATACAATTGAAGCATCTAAAAACATTGTCTCACCGTTTTTCATTTTCATTTTAGGTTGAGCAAACATATTTTCAGCTGGTGCGACCCAGATCTTATTAATTGCAACCATTGAATTTGTATATGGTGATGATTCTTTCCTTGATAGTGGGAAACGTTGATTAATAAAATTACCAAACTGTTGTGATACTGCACCTGCATTCCACATCGGATTGTTTTTATTCTGTTCAACACTCATTTTACAAGGTATAGAACCAATTGAGTCCCAGAAGAAGCATAAGTCATAAGGTAAATTACCTTTCTTTTGCTCATCTAACAAGTCAGCTATAAATTCTGCTACATCTTCAATAGTTCCTAATGAACTTCTATCAGTGTATAGGAAAAATCCTTTATAGTCTAACACTTCTCCTGTTGTTTCATCTACAACATCTTCAACTTGGAAACCCATTTGTTTAGCATGTTCCCAAGACCATTTCATCTCTGTAATAATAAACACAGGCAAAATGCCCATTTTCTGGGCATTAATTGCCAACTCAAGTAATGCTGTTGTTTTACCTGTGTTACTGTGTCCTCTTAAGAGATTAATATGTCCTACTGCTGCACCCGGAAGTGAAGTTGAATCTTGTAATGCTTCAGAGAATGGAATCCATCTTTGTTCTTTAAACTTAACTGTTGTGTTAAGTAGTTTTTTCTCTTTAAATTTATCTAGATTAAAACTAGCTTTCATTTCAGCAGAGACCGCTGTCATTAAAGATTCTTTCTTTTTGGCCATATAAGTTTTTATTTATTAGAATGGTGCTTCTTCGCTCTCGTCTTCGTCATCAAACAAAGCATCGAACTTATCCGCTTTAGATACCTTAGCTACTGGTGCTGCCTTCAAACTATAGTTTGTTTTAGGCTCTTCTTGTGCTTTAACCATGATCGGATCTTCATCTTCATCTACTTCAACTGCTACTGTTTCTTCAACTTCTGGGTTTAAGAAATTAGCTAAAATAGTTTTAAGATCATCAAACGCAGTTTTACGTTGTAACTCAAGAACATTTGGTTGCTCAGTTAACCACATTTTGATAGTTTCTTTATCAGAACCTAGTGGTGATGTTTTAGGCTTAACACGAATTGATGATTTTAATCCTTGACGACCACCGATATCACCTGTTACTACATCAACTGTAAAGTCACGACCCTCGCTAATGTCAGTAAAATCTCCATAATCCTCATCTTCAGCAATACCTAATAATTGCATATAAATTTCTTTTCCGAATTCCCAAAGGCGAACGCCTTTTTCTTCTTCACCACGAACAACTACAGGAGCAAAAACTCTCATTTTTGGGTCTAATTTCTTAGCCAATTGCCAGTTTTCTTTTTCTTGTGTAGTACGAAGTGATTTTGCAAACTCAACAATTGGATCTTTTTCACCCCAGTTGGTTAGAGCATAAATTGGGAATTTTGAGAACCCGTAGTGTACAAACACTTCTTGGAATGGGTTACTCTTGTTTAATACTGAAGGTACCACTCGGATTTGATACTTACCTTCTGCTTTAGGCTTCCAATAATACTTGGAATAGTCAACCTTTTCTTTCTTGGCGCCTGATGACTGTAGAGAGCTTAATCTCTGTTTAATCGCATTGATGTCCATTTTTATTTGGTTTTAAATTGTTACTATTTAATATACTACATTTTTTTTAATAGGCCAAGTTAGCTAATACAAGCTCTTAAAATGCCTTTTCTCGTAGTGTTTTCTTTAACGTTACGTACCTTATAATTCAATAATCTTGAATACCTTTGTATTCAATTGTTTTAACTCGTTATGTTGGGTTAATAATATACTGTTTCTATAATGAGGCCAATTTACTCTATAAGCCATATCAACTACTCCATCATTTAACTTTTTAATAAGTTCATTTAGAGCATTTATAGTATAAAGTGTATTGGTTTCTTTTTTACGATGAACTAGAATTGTATTCTCAGGGATTGAATTTACATTGCCTTGATCGACATTGTAAGTAATAACATACTCATTTGTGCTTTTAACAAATAACACAAACATTTTGTTGTACATAATGGTGTAGACAGTAGATAATTCACTTACCAACTCATCTAATTCCTCACCACTTGTGAATGTGCAAAATAACTTATTATTCAAATCCTTAATATTAGCGTTGTTCGCGTCATACATATCATAGTTTGATTTAAAAGTCATAATTCTTCCCTCCATTAATTTTTATTGATAACTTCATTTCTTTAAATATATTTTTGATCTGTTCTAATTCTTGCTCTTCATCTTCATCCCAATCAAGTAGAAATGAGTCATACGTGTACAGAACTATTTTAGTATTTTTACTTGCTAATATCTTATGAATCTTAAGTAGTATACTTATGTTTGTAGATGTTTCTAGGTTTTGTAAGATATAATTGAATAACTTTTGTGGATTCATATTTTCTAATGAATCCTTTTTAAACATATAACCTGATATAGGAGCGTTAATAAAGCCTTGTTCATTAAACAATTTCCATTGTTCTTGAACATATGTTTGAATTTTTTGGAAGAATGGGAGTGATTGGTATTCTTCAAATACTCCTCCATATAACTGTTTAAATGTTAATTCTTTTGCTTTAGCGTAGTCTACGCCATACATGCTAGCAAAATCAGCATGAATATCAGGGTTGTCAAATTCATGAGAAACCAGTTGTCCAGCCAAAGTCGGATGGTATGCAGAAATATCGATTTCAAGAAATTCATTGTTTTGTGGTATAAAGCTCGATCTTGAGTGGTTATCTTTCTTTAGAGCAGCGAAGTTAATGCTATTAAAGGCATTAGATGGGCGTCTTGTTGTAGTATTAAGGTTATATTGAGTAAACACCCTACTATCACGTATCGAGTATAAGCTATTATTTGGTTCATAGTATTTATAAAACTTGTCTTCATTAATTTTAATTCCGTTCTTTTCAATTCCAAAAAATGCTAAAGCACCTTTATTATAGAATTTAACATATTCTGGTTTTGGCTCCAATATTGTTTGTTGGAGTTGAGTATAAATATTCTCACAAACCTCATAATGCTTAACTATTGGAATTATTTTATTAATATCCGTTTTATTAGGATGTTTTCTATAAAAGATATCAAATACAGGTTCAGATGGAGTTTCTACATACTTAATAGAAGAAATGTCTGTTACTTTGTTTAATTGGAAGTAATATAGAAATGATTTTTTATCCCTAACATAAACTGTGTCTATATGTTTTAGTAGTTTTTCAATATATGTTTTTCCAAGTGACATTGTTTCACTATGATCAATACAAAACATATATCCTTTAGAATCATAAGTTGGTCTAATATAGACTAAACATACATCATTTAAGGAAGGGTGAATATGATTATGATAAGGAATAATCTCAACAAAGACTTCTTTATAGTCTTGATTAAAAAATTCTCTTAATTGATCTTTAGTTTCTACTAACCAATACATAACCTTTATTTTCTATTAATATAGTAATAAAGATTTTGTAGGCCAAGTTATAACCCTATTGCTGTTATAAATTCTTCAATTGTAGCATATGTAATATCATTTACAGAAACATTAGTACAATCAAATACTAGTACTCCATCTATAAATTCTACATAAGTTTGGGTTTCACTAATAATTGAATAACCACTTGGAAATTGATCAAAAGCAAAAAAACGATCTTGTTCTCTTAAAATTATCCCACCAGGGATTGTTGTTACATTTGTCATACGCGTTCTAAATAATACATTGTTGAATAACCAGAATCATTTGTGTTAGTATGAGTTATACCAAATATTATATATTGAGCTACACTCCAATCTATTGTTGATGCTGCTCTACCTGTTGCCGCGTCATCTGTTGCTAATGAAGTACCTACACCTACATGCTCTGTATTAATACCTGTTGCTGCTAGTATGTAGAAATCTCGTTTCATTTGCATAGAGGTAGTATTACCAGTTAATATACCTAAGGTAGTAGCAGTTGATATATCATTTGTTGTATTGATATAGATACCTGTAGTTGTGTTACCATTGGTAGCTAATTTTCTAGCACGATATCTTACTCTAAGGATATCACCAGTAGTAAAGGTGTTAGCGGGTATTAAAAATGAAGTAGTGGCTACTAATGAAGTGGTACCAGTACCAACCATAGACCCAGTACCAAAACTTCTATATATGGATAATCTACCAGTAAGTAAAGATGCTGTAGCAGCGTAAGATGCACTTGTAACAGAACCTAATAGAAATGATGATGTTAATGCATTTGTGGCCCAACTGGCAGTACCAAATAATGAACCAGTAAAACCATCTGTAGCAGTTACAGAACCAGTAATAGTAGCATTACCTTGGTCTACAATAAGACCATTTTTGACTTTAAATTCGTTTGGCATAATTTTTACCTTTCACTTTCCAGGTTAATTATAAATATATTAAACAGTTGGTTCCTCAGGAGTTGGTTCTGGATCGGGTATTGGTGGAGAATACTTTGTAAATGTTGATGCGCTATTAATAGCGTTAGCATCTTTAAGATTATCAATTACATAAGTATCTAAAGCATCAATCAATTGAGTATATGCGTCTGTGATTGTAGGGTCATATGTTAAAGTAGATTTATCAATACTTTGGTATCCTACTGCTCCATTGTTAGCGATGAATACATCCATTGCAATTTGGCCTGCATATTGAAGATGTGGTACTAATGTTAATAAAGGAGATTCGTAAATCAATCCTGTTTGTGGGTTTTGGAAAAATCCTGTTACTTGTACTGCCATTATTTTATTTTATTATAAATATTATGTAAGTCCGAAACGTGACTTTACTGCGTTATAGTTTTGTAGCACTTCAGATGCTGTTAAAGCACGGTTATAAATTTTAGCTGATGGAAAAGCACCAACCCAACCTTGATTTATTCCTGTGGGGGTAGATCCTCTAGATCCTAATTTAAAATATTCTGATGATCCTGTATATGTTTGGGTAACACTTGTTCTGAGAGCTCCATTAATGTACCAAGATTGTGTAGTGCCTGATTTTGATAGTGTATATGTTTTAATACGGTTTGATCCTAAGGGTACAAGACCTTGTACTAATGGAGTAGCAAATAAAGTATTATTCCCATTAAATGATGTTATTCCATCATTCCATATTTCTAAATCTAATAATTGATACCCTTGAGAACTACCTGATATAAAACTCCAAACTGTTTGTCGAGTTGACGGAGAAGATTCAGATATCATTGTGTATGATATAGCAGCTACCTCAATAGTATAATTTGTTGAAGTATCTAGTATAAACGGAATTACTATATTCACAGCACCATTAGTTGCTAATGCTCCATTAAAACTGCTAGTATATGTTGTTCCAACACTTAGTGTTGTTGTTGATAATTGTGATCTAGAAATATCACTCCAAGTAGTACTTCCACTAACATAAGATTTAGTATTAGCAGCATCTAACCACAATACTAATCCATCTAATACTACATTCGGTCCGCCTGATAAAGTACTCATAAGCCAAATCTCCCTTTTAGTGCGTTGTAGTTTTGTGTAATTTCATTTGCGCTTAAAGCTCGGTTATATATTTTAAAACTAGATATGTTAGCTGCTCCAACTGCGAGATATTTATCACTCGCTAATCTTATAGGTGATGTGGTTGTATATAAATTTCCTGTTAGTGAACTTGATTGGGGTGTAGCTGCATTTCTGTATCCTGTTACAAAAGAACCATTATATGTAAATGTAAAATTATACCATTGTCCCCAAACTAAACTGCTGTATTCTATAATAGTTGATACGGTTCCTGATTGGTTACCCATAGTAAATCGTATGTAGCTAGATCCTCCTCCTGACGGACCTGGTCCCGTAGTCATATAGAAAGTATATATTCCATCTCCTCCTGAACCTTTTGCCATTATATATCTATTAACCGTCATACTAGGTATATTAACCCATAAATCTAATGTGGTTGTGCTTGCACTATTAAATAATATGTTTCCTAATTCAGCATAATCATTTGTTCCATCAAAAGAAATATATCCACCATTCCCACTATTAAATGTAGGTCCATTTATTAAACTACCAGTTACAGTATTACTAACTATATCTCTCCAACTAGTACCACTACCAGGATAAGAATCTCGTTTAGCAGCATCTAAGTTTAATATTAAACCATTTGTTACTATCCCACCTGTATATGCTATTTTTCCAGCCATGTTATGTTAATCCGAATCGGGTTTTGGTTGCGTTGTAGTTTTGGAGTACTTCTTGTGCGGTAAAAAATTTATTATATACTTTTATTAAATATATGGTACCTACAAATGCTTGTTGACCTACAACAGCAGTACTTACAATTGTTCCTATAACTGTATTACCATTTGTTTCTGTGGCGTCAAATGCACCTGCTGTTGTGACACTTCCAACAAGGACTCCATTTTTATAAGAATACATAGTGTTTCCTTGCTTAGAAAATGACACAACTAAAGGTTGATCAGCTGTATATGGAATATTTGTTGATAATACTCCAGATCCATTATAAAAATTTATAAATCCAGATACTCCTCTTACAAAAACACCCGCGTAACTACCAGTTGAGCCTGATATTAGGTTATTACCAGCGGATATAATACTTTGGTATCCAGATCCGTTGGATTGTGATACAACTAAAGTGATTTCTATTGTATAGTCATTTGTACCAAATCTTAAAATGTCTTGAGATAAAGTAACTCCACTACTAGAGGCTAATGTAACTGGGGGGGAGTTAAACCTAAGACCACCTCCACTAGCACTCACATATGTAGGAAAATACCCAGGATATGAAGCACTGCTAGTTATTTGTGTTCTTGAAATATCATTCCAAGTTGTAGAACCAGATACATAACTCTTAGAGTTAGCGGCATCCAGATACAAAACTAATCCGTCTGTAACTATTTTAGGGCTGTAATTAAAAGCCATATTATATACCTCTTATTATTGATTTTATTGTCCAAGAACCAGTTGCTGCTGATCCGGTTAATACCATATTTGATCCTGATACTTGTACAGTGAAGACTACTGCTGATGTATTTCCAAAATCTGTTGTAGTTGTTTCTGTAAAGTTTACAGATGTACCACTTTGTATAGCCATAATCTGTCCTGCTCTTGCATTAGAACCAGATTTGATTGAGTAATCAAAGAATGCAGTATCGTAAGAAGCTGTTGGTAAACTATAAACTACAAATGATCCAGAATTGGTCATTGTAACTTTTTTAGTTGTTATCAACATTGGGTCTAGATAGTCACCTATTAAAGTAGTACTATCAGAGAATACTTCTAGTATTGGTAAACCTGAAATATCATTTACACTGAATAGTGATCCTGATAAACTATCTGTTATGCTGAATAATTCCCCTTGTGAGCCTCGTACTGTGAGTATAGGTTGAGCAGAACCTGATCCTATAACTGTAAGTATAGCACCTGATATTGCTGTGTTAATTGAGCTTGTTATTGTTACTTTGCCAATAAAGTTACTAGACCCGGATACATTTAATATATTAGGCCATATTGTACCATTACCAGTTGCATAAGGTCCTATTAATACTCCTCCACCTCCATATAAACTTGTTGGTCTTAAAATAATACTCCTATTAAATGCACTTGGAGATGCTGCGATTGAAATATTCCCATTACTGTCATATAAAGAAATGCTGTTATTATTTACAGAATCTGTCCATGCATTATTTAATGTGTAATTACCAAAACCTGAAATTGCGTAACGTATAGAGCCAGTTACTGTTAAGTTATTATTTACTGTTAACCCATTGTAAAAAGTTGCATTACGATCATCTAATACTACTAAACTTGCACTACCATTTGTGTTTTCAACAAGAAGTGCTGTTGTAGCAGATGTCGCACCTGATCCTCTAACTTGTACTAGTGACGATGCTAATCTAGCCCCTTGGCGGGTTGCTCCAGTTAATGTTGTAAAGAAAGCTGATGGGCCTGAAAATCCTGCTATTGATCCTGATCCGTATACCCCAATTTGTCCTGTACCATGTACGCCAGCAGCATCAGGTTGGCTACCCCAGTTATTAACCATTGTTTGGTTTCCTTGGATACCATAAGCATATCCTGTAGTGTATATTCCTCTTCCAATGTTATGAATAGTATTGCCATTAGCATACAAGGCTGTTCCACCTACTATATTTCCAAAACTAACAGTTAATGGTCCTGATATTGAAGAACTTCCACTTACATTTACTGATCCAGTTACAATCAAACTACCAGTAGGTATTCTTACAGTACCGTATAATGTTTGAGTATCATTAGCAGCATCTCCTAATTGGTTAGAACCTGAGGAGTACTGTGTTTGATTAACTACTAATGTACTAATAGAGGCAGTACCATTTAAGGTTAAATTACCATTAAATGTTAAATCTTGGTTTAATGTATTAAGGAAAGATGCTGTTAAGGCATTTGTAGCCCAACTTGATGTACCTAAAAGTGATCCTGTAAATGAAGTAGCTGTTAATGAACCTGTTAGTCCATAACTACCTGTAAGTTGTTTTGTATTGACCCAAACACTACTACTATATACTAATAAATCACCACTTGTTAAAGACCCAGTATTTATTCTAACATTATGTAATTCATCTATTTCATAACCATTATCTACTTTAACAAATATTTTACCATTATTAACATGAGCATAAACAACATATCCTATAGTAACAGTATGTTGTGGAGCTTGAGGCTTAACTTTTGTTATAGATCCTGGCGTTGTTGGGGATAGATATAGTGGGTCACCATCTACCCAAGTTTCACCTTGTAAGGTTCCTGTAGTATTTATGCCTCTAACTAATCCACTATTAGTAATAAAACCTTCTTCGTTTACATTAATATTTTCTGTTACTAACCCTAATGTGTCTACTGAGTTATCATCATTATTAGCTTGAGCTAATACAATAGCTAATCGTTGTCCTTGTGCTCCACCTTCATCTACTCTACGTATACGAACAGCTTTATACTCAGATTCTAATAAATTGGCTCCAGTTTTATTTACTACTCTAACAACTTGTTCTTGACCTATTTGTAAAGTAACATTTCCACCTTTTAATCCTAAATCTAAAGTACCATCTGTATTATTCCATACTAAACGACTAGCAGGTCCTGATCCTGAGAAATATATTGAATCTGTTAGATAAGTTGAGCCTGTTACTACTAAAGAACCAGTTATAATAGCAGAACCAGTATATGGAAATGCTGTTCCACCTCCTCCATTTAAAGCAAAGGATGCTGTTAAAGCATATGAAGCAGATATAGCATTAGAGGCACTTATACCTGTAATTCCACTACCATCCCCAAAAAATGATCCAGAAAATGATCCTGAGTAGGATTTAAAATTAACATCTATAGGAAAATATTCTGCCATTTATTTTGGTATAAATATTAGAAGAATGTTAATTGCCTCCAGAATGGAGTATCATTATGTCTTGCTACATATAGATATTTTAAATTATCTTCTGTTCTTACCATCCACATTCTTCGACCTTGCAAAGCTGTACTCATACCTGCTGGTATTTGGCCTGCGTTGTGTGTTATATCTAAGTCGACATCTAAATAATATATACGGGCGGTAGCATTAGATTGAATATATAATCTACTTTCTCCATCATAAGCATACATTGTGCCTGTTCCTAATAATTCACTAGTGTTTACTCCTAATAAAGATGCTCTTGGATATTCAAGTTGCATAGTATTAATATTATACTTGGTATATCTTGTAGTTGAGTTACCTTCAAATAAGTAAATATATTTTCCTCTGTTAGCAGCAGAACCTGATGGTCCGTATCCGTAAATCCATTTTAATTCTCCCCCAGTTGTTCTTAAAGCGTTAGGTATAATACTATATACACTTGTTGTGTCAAAAGTAGTTGTTGTTGCTACAGTAAGAGTATTACTAGTATTAGCTGTAATGATATATTCGTTACCTACGTTTGTGCCAGCTAATACTCTTAAACGAGCGCCTGCCCAAAAGTTAGAAGGCCAAATTTTAGTACCATCAGTTAATGTTGTAGTTGTACCAGAAGTACATACACCATGTCCCCAAGTTGCAGCCATACTTGATGTAGTAAAAATGTTAGCAGTAGCTGTAGCATTTGCACTTATAGACATTGATATAAACTGAGGAGCTGTAGGTGCTATATCAAATGACCTATAAAATGTACCTGCAGGGATACCTGATCCTGTAATTGGGGCTCCTAATGGTAAAGCTAAAACACTCGCTGATAAACTAGCTGTTACATATACAAATGGTGCTCCATTGACTGTACTTCCAGATACAAAATAAGTACTACCAGTATAAGGAGCTGAGTCTAATCCATAACTCGCCTGGAATGAAGCAGATGAAATAATATTATATCCCCAAATTGCTCCTGCTATTGTAGCAGGAAGGACTGAGTTTAATGTTAATGATTGGGATGTATTACTAGCTATTAAGCGATAATAAGTAGTAGGACTTTGAGCTGTGTTATTCCATATTTGTAGTACTTTACCAACATGCTCATTTGTTATCCAATTTTTAGACATATCAAAAATTGGGGAAGTTGTGTGAGAGTTTAATGTAGCATTAGTTGAAGGTGTACCAGTCATTGCATAAGTAAACTGGGTTGGGCCAGTTCCACCTCCAGCTAATGCAGTAGATAATGGGTATGAGCTTGTTACTACAAAGTTTCCATTATAAAATGCTCCGTCTGCTCCTAAAGCCCCAGATACAAAAATTCTATCTCCATCTTTAAAACAATGGTTAGCAATTGTTGTCACAGTTGCTACTGTTCCTGTTCTAGTAATTGATTGTATTGGAAATTTCATCTCAGTACTAGAAGAGTATTGAGCATAAGCTACATTAGCTACACCCCAATCAAATACTTGAGATGGTGACCATGAATTACTTTCATCTGAGTATTGGGCTAATGTGGCATTACCTCCTCCCATCATATAATACTTATCATCATCAGGTACTATGTCATATAAATTACTAGCACTTAATGGAAAATCCCAGTCATGACCTATAGTGATAGTATCATTAGTATTTCTAATAATAGTATGTTCTTGACCATTAGTTAAATTTCTAACTTTATAGTTATTAAATTGTCCTGGAATCCAAGTTTTAGTACTATCAGTAAATGAACGAGATGAAGCAGATGTTATAGATCCTGTGTCATATGTTGCTACAATTGTACTATCAATTCCTTCAATATATAATTCAGCACCTGAAGTAAATGAAGGTATAACTCCAGTTTGACTATGAGCTGAAAACCATTGGCCTCTAAGTGGTTCCCACCAATAATGGGTAAAGAATGAACCAGCTGTTGTATTAGTAATATAATGTAATGTTCCACATTTAACCACACATTCACTTGTAATATCTAAAGTAGTAGTTAAAGGTGAATCTAAGGTTATAATGCTAGATTCAATAACTGCTCTTGAACCATAAGAAGTGCTAGGTGTTAAGAAAGTAGAATCCCAACCATGATTATAAGCATTATGAGTATCTATAGCATGCCAGTTAGCATCTGCAAAATATAAAGTATCGTTATTATTATAAAGAATAGTTCTTACAAAATATTGCTGTGAAGTACCTAAATAAACTCTAATTTGATAGTTTCTCCATTGATTTATTCTCCATTTTTTAGATGAATCAGTTATAAAACCTGTACTAGCACCAGTGTTCTGGAAGGCTGTTACAGTAAGGTAATCAAATGTTGTAGGATCAGATACATTAGTTATAGTTCGTTCTTGTCCTGCTCCTAATCCATTTATTACTTTTATTTTATATCCTTTAACTGTTTCACCAGCTAAAAATGCTCCAGTAATAGTAGAACCACTTCCTGCTATAGCATATGTGTGATAACCATCATCTACTTTCCAAGTACCAGTATTTGTACTAGTTACACTAACAGGTACACCTACATTTATGATAGCCCATGAATCTGAGTAGGTATCGTATCTATAAAAGGCAGTATTAGCAATGGCATATATGTACTGATTTCCACTTCCTGTTAATGGAGGTAATATATAAGTAGAACTTACGTTGTTTGTAAATGGAGTGTATCTCATCCATTCCCATACTGGTTGGTCTACTTGTTTTCTAAGTCTGTTTACTAAAGCCATATTAGCTGAATATTAAGTTTTGTCTTATTAATGCGTATGATTGTCTTGATTGTGGAAAAAACATTGCTTCTGCTGCTGTTATTGCTGAGTTTTGTGCACCACCTAAATATGTTAAGTTATGTGAATTTATAGCGGAAATTGAAGTAAAAGAAGCATCAACCATTTGTAAACCAGCAGAGGATGCTCTTGAGGATGGTTCTAATAATTTAACCATACGTCTCATTAACTCATTCTGTTCACCAACTAATTGTAATGTTTCATCAGAGGCAGGTGTAAGAATATTATCAATGAATATTTGTAGTTTGTCACTACTTGACATTGTTGTAGTATTAAAGTCTAATGTTAAAACATTATTAACTATAACTCCACCCGCATTAGGATCTGCAAAATTATATATAATCTTGTTAGTAGTTACATTAGTAATAATCAACAGTTGTTCTAATGTTATAACATCTGTTGTGTTAAATGCAACAGTTTGAGCAGCAGCATCAAAACTATAATCTTCAAATAGTATTTTCATTGGATATTAATCTATATTGTTCCTCAGATGCGCTTTTATTTTGCAATTCAATCATAACTCGCTCAGATTGATATTGATCGTAGCAACTAAAGACTGTGGTCCATATTCTTTCTTGTAATAACTGTACTTCGTATGTTGTCATATTGTATATAATAATAAATATATTGCTATTAGCCAAGCGCTATTGAATAAGCTATCATTAGAGAATTTAAATCTACTCCATTTTGAGTAATATCACCTTGAACGTTTAATGATCCACTAATAGAAACACTACCTGTTATTCCTATCTGATTTTGAGTTCCATAGTTTATAGCAGGAGTTGAACCATCAGGATATATTAAATGTCTAACTTCAAAATCCGCTGATTTATCCCCAGCTGAGTCTACAATAATTCTCCTATTCCAATCAAAAGCAAGTCCTCCAGCATCATCATAAAGAGCACCATCATTCCAATTTAATCGATTTACCCCAGTACTGTCATATACGTTACCATTTTCCCAATCTACAACAATTGTTGCTGCTGAGTTTTGTAAGTAACTATTTAACCAATCAACTTTAGTAATAGATCCATTAGTTAAAACTCCAGTTAAAGTATTTATTCCCGTGTTATCTGTAGGGGAGTTTCGCGCTATTAAAGGACCAGTTACTGTTAAACTTCCTGATATATTAGAGCTTCCTGTTACTGTTAATCCATTTGTGAATCTTCCACTACCACTTACGGTTAATGGTCCAATCACAGTTAAACTTCCTGTTATTCTAGCAGATCCAGTATACGGGAAAGCAGAGGGTAATGTGAATGCAGAACCAGTTCCATCATATATTAAAGTACCATCAGTTTGTAAGACTCGTTGGTAACTATCTTCTATATTTTGACCTGTGAAATCAAAAGGTCCGGCCATAACTTATTTTTATTTATTTAGGTAGTTTAGCAACTATCCCATTTATAATCTCTTGAACATAATTTTGTTCAACTTTGTTTTCTTGTAAGTAAGTACCAATTATATTGTTTACTTTATCTTTTTTAATAGTTAAGTTTTTAACATTAATATCTTCTTTAACCAACATTTTAACTATTCGAATAATATGCTCAGTTACAGGATCAACTTCTTGTATTCCTGTAATTTGGATTTTAGGAGTAGTATCTTTTATTACTTCAGCATCATTAGATTTAACTTCTACAGTTACTTTACGAGATGAATCTACTATAAAATCTGACTTCCAAGGGGTAAAATATGTATCCTCTGCTATGACTTCAAGCTTTATTTGACCTGAGGTGCTATCTTCTAGTAATCCTTTTAATTTTTTAATAGGAATAGAACATTTTCCATCTTTATTAATTGTTCCTTCAAACATTAAATTAACATCTTCAGACTCAATTATTAATCGAGCTGAACTGTTTTTTAATGAAGCGCCTTCAAGTTTAATATTACACTCAAATACTTCAGGTTTATCTGTAAATAATTTATACATTATAAGTCTACTTTTATGTTTATTCCTAAGACTTCCTTAGCAACTAAGGATATGTCCGTTATACGTATTTTACGTTCTAGTACCTCTTTAGTTTCTTTGTATTCTTTGCCTTCTACTTTACAAAGTAATTTAATAAATCGCTTCTTTTCTTCTTTAGGTCGACGTTGCCAAAAATCATGCTCATCATAACCTCCACCTTGAATAGCACCAATTATACCGTCTATTAACGCGCAATCATCCCAAGTAAACGGATTAATGCTTTGGTTCGGGAATGGATTCGCATCCCAAGAGAAATTCGCATTACCCCACTGGAATGGCGTTCTTGTACTCATTAGTAAGATTCTATATTTAATATATCAAGTAGAAATAATTCCGCCATTTTACTTTAATATAAATATTAATAAGAACCACCACCAGATGATCCACCACTTCTACCTGATGAGTAGTTTGTTGGTTGCATATTGTTAGGCGTCATTTGTGACCCAGTTGAAGATTGAAGTGTACTGTTTATAGGTATTAATATACTATGAGATTCAATAGAGTGAGTAGCTCCAACCATAGGTCCTTTATCAGGGTGGATATGGTAAGATCCTATATATTCTCCTCCATTTGGAGTTTTAAATTCTTTACCATTTGTATATAAATTATCTTGGATTGGAGCTTTATAATATTGTGTATAATTCATTTTTAGGTATTCATCTAATCCATATACTTTTTCTTGTTCTTCAGCGTTTTTTATAGTATAACGATTATAATCACTCACTGTTTGAACACTACCTGTTAACATCCATTTAATATTAAATGGTTTATATATATTATAATCTTGATTAGCAGTATTATTTAATGTATTATATTGATCCTTTGTTAATTCATCAAACAAATATTCATTTCTTTTTTTAGAAAAGTATCTTATAAAAATTCCTTGTTCATAATCCTTAGGAGTAGGAAATAATGGTGGGATTGGAGTAGTAGTAAGAGATGGAGGAACATATGGAACATCATCTGGGTTAGGGGTTAAAGGACCAACAGGAAATAGATATTTATTTTCACCTTTTCCAGGGTATTCTCCAGACTGTATTATACCGCTAGCTAATTTATAGTAAGGTCCAGTGTAACTGTTACCATTAGAGTCAACAAACTCATTAGGACCAGCTACTAACCCAGTTTTTATTTTATTTTTAGGAGTATACATTTTATATAAATATTAGCCAAAGTATTTGTTATTTACTGGGTCATGGATGTTTAGTTTAGAGTAACTCGCTGCGTTACCTGTGCCCGCCACTACAACTTCAAAATCAAATGAATTACCATTTTTTAAATTCATACTATTAGCTAAGAAATCCATAAATTTATCTCTCGCATCATTTGAAACATATCCAGTAAACGCTCCAGATTTAACAGTTTGATCAAAATAACCATTTTTATCTTTATTATTAATAATTGCTGATGTTGCAAATAGTAAACATCCAATGCTCCATCGTACATCTGGGTTTTTACCTATCCATTTTGTATTTCCTCCTGGGTGCCATAATATTCCATCTCTGACAACTCCATTTGATTTAATACTTGTACTTCCACCCTTTCCATTAGCAAATCCATTTGTTCTGATTATTTTTCCTCTTTTATTTTTATATTGTATTGTAGCATTATAGAACCCTAATGGAATACAACTAGATTGTTGGGATGTAGTAGCTTTTTGGTTATTTAACCATGGACATTCTAATACCCAATAGTCTTGATCATTAGCTACTGTTTCTTTACCATTTCCATCTACATTAATTAATACTAATCTAGATACAACTTGATTTGAATCAGCATATGATCTAACAACTCTAATTCTAGTTACACCTGGTGTTCCTCCTGGTGTGCTTGGGGTGTTAGCATTTGGATCTTGTGCTGGAGGTGATTCAACATATTTTGCTTGTTTATTCCTTTTAACACCATGTGATGATATTTTTGGAGCACTTGCTTTTCCAGTAAAACCAGTATATTTTGGACCAGATATACTTTGTATAGTTGTAGTCCAATCATTGTTTTGAATCTTATGTGATACTCCAGTTATAATATATTGGATAGAATCTTTATATCTAGGTGGTAATAATTTAGTATCAGCTGTGTATGATTCATATATTCGCATTCCACTTAATCCATCCATTGTTAACTCAAGATTAATAGGAATAAAACCAATACTAGGTATAATACCATTATCAACATATAAACCTACTTCATAACCAAATAAATCTACTCCTGCATCTATGGCTCCATCTATTTGTTGGTCTGTGATATTACCATCATTTATAGCTGAGTATAGGTTTTGCACTATACCTACATTTGAATAAAATTTACCATCTATATTACCTGTTGTTACTCCTTTAGGATCATTTTCATTTCCTTTATCTTTAATGATTCTATCAGTTAAACCTGCATTAAAAATAGCTAATCCAGTTGAATTAGATCCTACTACATTACCATTAGCTTGAGCCCCAACAGTAACCATAGTTTTAAAGTTATTTGATAATTGGGTTTTTACAGATGCATCTCTCATAAAACTTCCTTCAGTAGGAGTTAAAGTGTGAGTTTTAAACTCAACAGGTTTATTTGTAAATGCTAATGGTTTGTATTTATCTAAAAATGGAATAAAAGTGCTATCAACTATAGAAAATTCATTTTTATCTTCATCATAAGTTACATTGAAATTATTAAGATTTCCTAAAGCATGTTGTGTTCCTTTCATTAGTTTATCTAAAAAATCATACATAGCTATAGCTCCTGTACTAATGTTAACATAATCTTGCAATATTTTAGCAGCATAATTCATGTTAATATAGATATTCATAGTACGACCTATAAATGGAAAGTTAGCTGTATCTACTCTAAAGTTAGAACCTGGTCTTATTTTATCAAATAAATTATTTCCTACATCTACAACAGTTGATGCAACTGGGGTATTGGTGTATCCTGTTGTTTCTTTAACTAAAGAAGAAACTGTAACTGTGACAGTTGTTATTGTAACTGTAGTAGTAATTTTGTCAACTGCTGTTCTTCCTCTTGTATGTGTAGGTGAAGTGAATGTTACTACTTTTGTTGGGTTCCAACCTTGAGTTATATACAATTGTCCCTCAACTGCGGTGGCTAGTGGAGTAGGAGAGTAGGTTCCAAATTGGTATTCATTCCTAAAATCATCAGCTGTGTCTATATTTTGTGACACGTATTTATCTAAAATAGCTATACCAGCAGTAGAATTAGGATTGATGGGGAAGTTATCTAATGATGTTACAGTTCCAACTGGTCTAGGACCAGTTTTAGTTACAACCTTTTGTACTGTGTTTAAATTATCTTTTAAAAACTTATCTAATGATGCTTTAACTGGGGGATCTTCAACATCTAAAACATATGAATTGATATTTAAACCATCTGATTTTTCTCCATAGAACACATCTTTTTGGACTACAGGAGTATTACCGTTTAATGATTCTTCAACCTTTACTATTTTAAAATCATAATAAGTACTATTAATAGTATAATTTGACGCTGCTGCAGGAGGAACAGTAGCTACTCCGGTTAATGGATCTATATCTAATTTTAGATTTTGATCTATGTCAATTAAACATACTCTAGGATCTAAACTACCATGTCTAGCATATGTAAAACAAAAGTTTTCTTCTTCATCTGAGTTAAGTGAGAATATAGCTTCATTATCTTTATCAGATAGATTATATAATAGACAAAAATTCTGCAGGCATCTTAATAATACTCCCAATTTCATAAAGTATTGAGCATTAAAACCTTGAGTTCCATCATTTACTCCATTTAATTCTGGGAATAGAAATCCTACTACATCACCTTGAGCAGAAGGATTACTATCATGTTTTTGATTTGGGGTTAACCCAATTAAACCTCCAATTATATCTGCTGTAGTTTGATTTCCTTGTAAGTAAAATGTGGCTGAGGCGTCTTTTGATAAATTTCTTGGAGGAAGTTGATTAGAAAGATTAAATAATATTTTATTTAATGTTGATTTCTCTGAGTTATATTGGAGTGGAGGTTGGTCAACAGGTACATCAGTTGTTTCCGTTTTAGTAGTTGGATGTGAAGAATTTGTTTTTAATGATTCAATAACATCCCCAGTACTTATTATACTTAATGTTATATCATAGCTTCCATCTCTTTCTAAAGACCATGAAAAGTTTTTTACTAATCCCATCATAGCATCATAATTACCACATGACGCTGATCTTTGGGTTCTTATCTCATCTAATATAGTTCCCATACTATTAGGAATTATAAATTTACTATATACTTCATGAGTATTATTAGGTTGATAAGTACCTGCATTATCAAAATATGAACTATTACCCCATTCTAGTAACATACTATATCCTAATCTAAGATATAACTGTTCAATAATTTCAAATTGAGTAGAAGAGTGTGCTAGGATTTTAACATTAGCTTCACGTAGTGAACCTCTATTCATAGCCTTAACATCAGCGGATATTAATCCAGGAGGAGGTACATAACCATAATCAACTGAAGCAAATGATCCATATGATGAGTTTAAGTTTTCACCAATACCAATTCCACTAGCAAATTGTCCTGTAGCTCCTAAACCCGCGAATCGAGTATTAAATAATTGGAAGTTTTTAGCATCATCAGATTTAGTATTTATATCTACACCTGAGGTTAATCGTAAAAAGGCTGTGCTAGCATTTTGATATTTCAAAACACTATCATTTTTACTTGAGTAAATTTGATTTTTTTCTTGCCTAGTTTTAATTTGGGTTTGAACAAAACTATCGAATCCAGCTCCTATAATGCTTCTAGCCATTATTTAGTATTATTTGTTATAAATATAACATTTTTATTAGTTTATTGCCATTTAGCTGGTATGAGTCCAGACATATCATATAGTTGAACTAGTTTAGCTAATTCTAATGCTTCCGCTTGATCAGCAAGACCTACTTTTAAAGCTTTAACTATATTATCATAATGTCCATTTGTCATTGTTTTAAAAGTAGCTGTTATTCCATCATCATAAACGAAATAGTTTTGGACTGGGACTGTGTTAAAGTTACTTTGTGTTCCTAATCTTTGAGTTGAATTAAATGGATTATTTAATGCATCAGCTCCTTCAGCTTTTCTCCAAGCTTTTAAAAATATTATATTACCAGCAGTTGATGGGGCCCCAAGTTTAGTTAAAACATCTTTGAACATTTTATCTTGCTCAGCTTGAGTATATTCAACTGTTTTATATTTTTCGATAAATACTCTAACTCCCTTTTTGTTAGTATCCCAATAGCTTCTGTCAAGTTTTAGTGGGTTGGTTGCTTTTCGAACAAAATTTTCTCTAACTTTCCCTTTTAAAACAGCTACTACATAACTATTAGCTGACCAGTTATCATCTCTTTTACCACCAGGACCTTTAGCCCAAGAGAATAAATCACCTCTATTAGCTGAGTCTGTTCCTCCTGGGTTGCTATTGTCAGTTGGTGGAGATGGTTTCCATATTGTTTGTTTTTTACTAGCGACAGGATGTGATTTAGGTGTTGATGGTGCTGTTACTGTAGTACCATCATATCTAGGGCCAGAAACACTTTGTATTGTTGTAGTCCAGTCGTTATCTTGTATTTTATGAGATATACCCATTGTTATAAACTGGAGATTCTTTTGGTAGTTTTTAGGGAGAAGTTTTGTATCGGCTTCATATGAATCCATAATTCTCATTCCACTTAATCCATCCATTGTTAATTCAACATCTATAGGTATAAGTCCAACCCCAGGAATTAATCCTTCATTAGCATACATTCCTATTTCATAATTAAATAAATCAACCCCTGCATCTATTGAACCATCAATTTGTTGGTCAGTTATGTTACCATCATTTATAGCATTATATAAATTCTGTACTATACCAACGTTTGAAAAGAATTTTTGGTCTATATCACTTTGGGTTGATCCTTGACCATTATTTTCTGTTGATTTTTCTAAAATAATCCTATCAGTTAAACCTTTATTCCATTTACTAAAAGCTAATGAATTTGATCCTACAACATTTCCATTATCTTGAGCTCCAATAGTGACTTGAGACATAAGATTATTAGATATTTTGCTTGTAACTTTAGCTTCTCTTATAAAACTACCATTAGTTGATGTTAAAGCATGAGTTTGAAATACTACAGGTTTATTATCAAAGGGATTAACTGTTGTTGAGTGTTTTAAATAATCTCCTAATTGAGGAATCATTGTATTATCAATTATAGAGAATTCATTTGCATTTTCATCATAGTGAATACTAAAGTTGTTAATATTTCCTAAAGCATGTTGTACTCCTTTCATCATGTTCTCTAAAAAACTAAATAATGAAATAGAACCATTGCTTATGTCTACATAGTCTTGCAGTATCTTAGCCGCGTGATTCATATTAATATAGATGTTCATAATTCTTCCTATAAATGGGTAATTATCCACTCTAAAGTTAGAACCATCTCTTATTTTATCAAATAAATTATTTTGAACATCAACTGCTTTATCAGCTGTAGCGGCGGTATTAGCACCTGTGTATCCAATATTTGAGTTAATTAATGTTGAAACTGTGATCCTGTATGTGGTTATTTTCAATTCATAGTTCCAACTATCCCCATTACTATCAGTATAATTTGAGGTAATTTTTTTCTCATTTAATGGTGTCCAAACATTAGTTAAATATGGAGTATTTTCTATAGCTGGGGTTTTGTATTCTATTGTTTGATAGTCACTCCATTTTTCTATAAAATCTTTTGTAAAGTCACTAAAATTCTTATTTTGAATAGAATATTTATCTAAAAGACCTATACCAAAAGTTGAATTAGATCGAACTGGGAAGTTATCTAAAGTAGTTACTGATCCTGCAATAATAGGGCCTGTTTTTTCTACAATACCTTTTAATGATCCTAAATTATCTTGTAAGAATTGGTTAAATTTTTTTTCATCATCTGGACCTAACTTAGATGCTATTGTGGGTTCATATGAAGAAATGTTTGTAGGAGCGTCAGTAGGCCAACCTATTTCTGGGTCATAATATTCTTTATATCGTACTACTCCTCCTAAATAAGTTAATTCTATTTCTCTAAAATCATAGTAAGTATTATTAATAGCATAACCTGAAGGAGGAGGAGGTGGGGGAGGTGTTGTGTTAGTATTAGATGTTGGGATTGTATTTGTTAGATCTTTAATAACATCTATTAAACATACTCTAGGATCTAAACTACCTTGGCGAGGATATGTGAAGCAAAAGTTATCTTCCTCATTAGTATTAATATTAATTAATGGTTCATTACTTTTAGATGAGTTATAAAGTAAAATATAGTTTTGAATACATCTTAATAATACTCCTAATTTAATAAAATATTGACCATTATACCCTTTAATAGTTCCATCTTGAATTCCTAATAACTCAGGAAATATAAATCCAACAACATCCTGTGCTGTAGGGTCACTATTATTATTTTTATTAGATGATAATCCCACCCCAGCGTTAATTAAACTTGTTGTAGTTTCACTTCCATTTAAAGCATATTTGGTAAGTAAATCCTTTGGCAGTAGTTTAGTAGTGAACCAGTATAATATTTTGTTTAATGTTGATTTCTCTGAGTTATATTGGAGTGGAGGTTGATCTACAGGGACATCTGTTGTAGATGCTATTGAAGTAGGATGTGATACATTTCCTTTCATAGATTCAATAATCTCTCCAACTGATGATATTACTAGATTTATATTATAACTTCCGTCTTTTTCTATATTCCATGAATAATTACTAACTGAACCATGCATAGCATCATAATTACCAAATGATGCTATTCTTTGTCTTTGCATTTGAGTTTGTACATCTAATTGAGAGCTATTTTTATTTAAAAAAACAGTATAACTTTCGTGAGTGTTATTAGGTAGATAAACACCCTTATTATCAAAATATGTATTATGACCCCACTCTAATAACATACTAAATCCTAATTTAAGATATATTTGCTCTATAATTTCAAATTGGGTAGATGAATGAGTTAATATTTTAATATTAGCTTCTCTAAAAGATCCTCTATTTAATGATTTAATATCAGCAGATACTATTCCTGGAGGTGGGACATATCCATAACTGTCTGAGGAAAATGCTCCGTAAGCTGTGTTTAGATTTGTACCTATACCAACACCACTTGAAAATTGACCATTAGCCCCAACTCCACTAAAACGGGTAGAAAATAGTTGGAAGTTAGTAGCATCAGCGTTAGAAGTTTGAACATCAATAGCTGATGTTAGTCTGATGAAAGAATCATTAGCATTTTGATATTTTAAAACATCATCACCTTTACTTGAGTAAATTTGATTTTTATTTTGTCTAGTTTGGATTTGGGTTTGAACCCAACCTTCAAATCCAGGACCGATAACCTTAGGCATAACTTTACGAATTTAGGCTATTATATGCTGCTATTACAGCAGATATATTGCGTGGTATACGTATTTGAGTTCCTATTGGAGGATATAAAGAATTTTGAGTTAAATTATCATTTGCAGTAGATATAATCCACCATAATGTTGAGTCATTATAATATTGTAGAGCTAATTTATCATACCTATCCCCATCAGTTGTAATAACATATATGTCTGTTATGGATAAAGGTATAATAGGATATTTAGTATCTCTATAATACTTTATATTAGTATCAGGTTGATTTATTATTTTAGTATTTTGGTAACGATTCATATTATCCGAAATTAAAACCTGTTGAGTTAACTGTTGAATCTATTAATGACCCATTAGTACTTATAGGTCCTTGGGTTGGTCCATATGGAGAAGCAGTATTATAAGCATTAGGAATAGTATCAACAGGATTACCTAATGTATTTAAATCTTCTCTTGATGCTTCATAAGCAGCTGCTTCTACGTCATTTTTAGCTTGAACAACAGTTGCTTCAGTTTCTTGTGTATACATTCTTCTTTCTTCATCCTCATAAGGAGCACTTTCTACAATATTAGCAATCACAGATGGACCTTGGGTTTTTCCAAAACTAAAGTCATCATTTAAATCTCCAGGATTTAAAATAGTTTGTTGAGTTTGGAAAATTGGATCTGGAGGTGGTGGTGGTGGGTCTGGTAATCGTGGTGGTGGGGCGTTTTCTTTAGATAAAATTGGTACTCTATCATTTTTTCCTAAAGATGAATCACCAGTTATAGGACTTTGCCCACCATTAGGATCTGGGGTGTATATACTTGGGTAAGATTTGACTGTTTCTGGGTCATATCCTATATATTCTGACCCTACTTGTGGAGTAAAATGATGTAATGGTGTAAATCCTACTGTTACTTTAATTCCTTTAGGTAATTGACCTGTGTAATTACTATCTGATCTTAGGAGTATATCACCAGTTAAGCTACGGTTTATATCCCATCCCATATCATCTATTTGAGAAAATTCTACATTTTTAATAATAGTGGGCATTTTTCTAAAATAATCACCCATAGTAAAATAAGTTATAACTCCTCTCATTAAACCTATATCTGAGTAAGATGGGGAAACAGCCCATGCTAAAGCATTTAATTTTTTATAGTTAGCTATTAAATTTCTTCTTGATAAAGCTGGTACTAAAAATGTAACTGATGCTTCTCTTGAAAATCCACCATACTTATAAAAGCTTTCAGCTCTACCCATATATTTAATAGGATTCCAATCTGCTTTTACTCCATCACTCCAATCTTCTATATATGCTGTAAAATCAATTAATCTATTAGGACTAGTACCAGGAACATGTAGAGTGAAATTAAAATCTATTATGTCACTTGCTCGTTTTGCAGTTTCTGCTTCTCCAGATATTGGGAGATTAGGATTTAATACTCTTCCATAGCCTGGGACGAAATTTCCTTTATAACTAGTTTGACTGCTTTGATATGTTGTATCTCTATTAAATGTTGTATAATCTGTACTAGGTAATTGTGGAGTTATTGAAGATCTAAAATCATATACACCACTACTACCAAATCCTGTGTTTTTTTCTTGTCCTAAAGATTTTCTTCCAGCTATTTGAGTATCATCTAAAGCAAACTCATCATTAGATTCTAAATTTTTATTTGTATTTTTTCCAGTACTTATAGAACTACGGTTTTGTAAAGCTTCAGATATTATTTTAGCATCTTCTGGGGAGAGATTTTCATTAGGTTTTATAGCATTGTAAACCCAATTTACTGAGAATTGTTGGCCTTTTGGTGTATAATATTCTGGTTTGGATGGGTCATCTCCTTTTTTACCTATTTTAGTTCCACTAACTAATGCTCCAGGGTGGGAATATAGACTACTAGATATTACTTTAGTATTACGATTTAAAATAGCGAATGTATTATCTTGAGTTCCAAAATATGATGTATATACATCTTTATTATCAGGATTTCTAAGTTTAAATTGTTGAAACACACTTCTAGTCCCAGTATCATTAGTAGTGTCAAATGGGTTGTATAACCAATATACTTTATATCTACCTTCTTTAAAAAGTGGAATTAAATAATTAGGATTATCTATATTAACATTATCATAAATAAAATTAGTTTTATTTTCTACTAATGGAACTTGTCTAGTAGGGTCAGTTAAACTAATTCTAGTGAACCCAATACCTAAAGGAGCACCAGGTCCTCCATTATATCTAAGAAGTATATCACGATTTTCAACTCCAGTAATTCCAAATTGATCAAATCCTGTAGCAACTCGGTTTATTTTGTTTAACATTAATGTTGTTAAACGGTTTGGTCCTTTACCTATATCATCTATTCTATTTCGAACTCCTAATTGGCCAATACTATTTTTAGTATTCCAATAATATCCATTTCTCCCTCCTTCAGCATAACTTCTTTCAAATGGATTTAAACCTGATTTATTTAAATGGTAACCAATAGAGTTTACACCTGCTTGAGCTATAGTACTTGCTGGGTTGTAAACGCGAGTTGTGCCTTCTACTTTTACACTTTGTCTTTCTAGTAATTCTTGTTTTATGATAAAGAATATACCAGCAGGTGTTGTTAAAAATTTAGTAATTCTAACAGCATCAGCGACTGAGTGAGCTATATTATATCTATTTTTTCTCCAAAGAAAATCAGGAGAACTAGGATTACGAGTTGTATCAAATGAATTATTAATAGTCCCAATAACCGCATTTACCGCTCCCTCAGCTCCATTAACAATTCCACCAGCTATTCCATCTAAACCATTAAGGATAGGTGTAGCTATATCTATACCATTACCATTAAATAAAGTAGTTTTAACAGTGCTATTACCTGGGGCATAACCAAATGTAGGGGCATCAAATGTAAATGGAGGTATATCAAAGAAATTCTGCCCAGCTCCAGCTCCAGCAGATGCACTATAAGCATCTGTAAGTGTTTGGTTGGAAGAAAAATCTACTTCAGGGATATTAAATCCAGTAAATAAAAATGGTTGGCCACTTGATCCTCCCCCTGGTCTGTCATGACCGAAGGACAAAGATTTAAGATCTGTGTTAGATGTTATTAGAGGCATTCACAAAGTATGACGCGTTATTTATAGGTAAATTAACTCCTTCAGGTGTATTATATCTATATTGGCTTGGAGTATATCCATTATTTATATCTAATTGTGAAGGTGGTCGAAGGAAATTAGTAACCCCATCATCATATTCTTGAAGACCATTATTTACTTCTTGGAATAATTCATCCCTACCTGAGGAATATATATGTAAAGGAGATTGATTTGTTGCTAATATAGTATTAGGTTGTCCTGCTTGGTTATATGATGTGTAATTTGATCCATCATTATTAAATATATTTAATAGTCCCATAGTTGTATGTTTTTAAGGTTTATTATAAATATTAATCATTATTGGGTCTTCACCTGAGTTTGGAGATTAGATTGGTTTATTAATGGAGCTAATAATCTACCAGCTTCATTTCCATCAATCATAACTTTGCCTGGTGTTGATGCTATTTGTTGAAGTAAGTTTTTAATTGCTGTTAATTCAGCTACCATACTTCCACCACCACCTTCATTGTTTGTTGGTGGTTTAATAGATCCTTTACCAGCAGGAGCTACAGTAGCATCTTGTGTTTGTTGAGGTCCATTTGTTGTTAAATAAGCGTAATCACCTGGTATACCTTGGGCTATAGGTGTTAATACACCACCCTCAGGCTTTGATATGACTAGACCACCACTAGGATTAATTACACCATCTTTGGTTTGTTTAGCTGTGTTGACTCCATTTGTCATTGCTGCGACACCAGCTGCTACTAATCCTAAAATAGCTACTGCTCCTAAACCAACTGTAGCTGCTATGGCTCCGGATATTTTAGCTGCTGCTATACCTGTTTCTAGTCCTAACATAGATGCTAATCCTGGGAGAGCCATTATGATACTTCTTCCCATAGATATCAAACCTACAGCTATTTTAGTAGCTATAACACCAGCTATTAAACCGAAGACTGTGTATAGTACCCAACTATGTTGTACCATTTCAGCTAATGCAGATAATGGGCCAGCTAAAACTTCACTCATTTTAGCCATAGCGTTATTAATTTGTTCTTGAATAGCTAAGCGTTTCATGTCTGATAATTCAATACCTGCTAATTTAGCTGCTTGTTCCTCAGTTAAATTATTAGTTATTGCTTGGTCATAGATCATTTTAGCCATTTCTTCTGTGCTTAAACCTAAGGCTTTACCTATAGCTTCTTGCTCAATTCGATTACCAGTAGAAAAAGCATTAATAATTTCCTGATTATTGCCTATTTCTTTGGTTAAACCTGCTATATCATTGTTTAATGCATATAATCTAGCTTGTTCTAAATTAATTTGTTTGCCTGTAAATAGTTCTGCTTCTAATTCAGCAGCGATACTATCTTCAAAATTTAATAAACTATTTGCTACTTTATCTATTTGTTCAAATGTTAATCCTAATTTTCTAGCTTCTGCAGATGCTTTAGCTATAGCTTCAGGGTTACCTTTAAATGATAATGCTAAACGATCAGACATTGTAGCCATATCTTTAAGTACAGCTTTACCTGATATGCCTGTTTTGTTTAATTTATTAAAACTAGACACAGTACTAATAACTTTTTCATTATTAGCTTTTAATTCATTACCATTTACTTTTGCAATACGAGCTAATTTACCTGCCTCCTCATTACTCATCCCCATCATTTGGGTCATTTCAGTAGCTTCTCTAAGAGTCTCAGGAGTAAAAACCATATCAGCCGCTACTCCAAATTGTTGAGTTAAAGCAGTAGCTTGTTTTATATATTGAGACATGGTAGTTGCTCCAGCATTAAGAGCATCCATATATTCAACACTTCTTCCAGTTTCACGGGTAAATTCTGTTTGAGCTTTATCTAACTCTAAGAATCCTTTAAGTATCATACCTAGAATAACCATAGGATCAAACAAATTATCAGATAATTGTTTACCCATTTCTTTCATTCCAGCACCTAATACTTTAAATTTAGTACTTAATGTAGCTGCTTTGTCACCATTATCGGTTAACTTTTTAGCAGTTTCATCCATTTTTTTATTCACTTCATCTAAACCTAATGATCTAGCAAAGTCTCCTAAACCTAAAGAACCTAATGTTTTTTCTAAACCTTTAGCTGCGTTACCACCTAATCCTAAAGCTTTTTCAATATTTTTTATTTGCCCTTCAGTTCTTTCTAAAGTTTTTTCAAGTCCATTAAATAATTCATTTTGCTCTTGTAAAAGACTATTTATTTCAGATTGAGTATCCTTAACAGTACTTAGTTTTTCTTGTAGTTTTTTTACTTTATTAACTTCACTATCTGTCGCTGCTCCTGACTGTTTTTTTCTTTTTATTTCTGCACCTAATCTTCTGATTTGGTCTTCATAACCTGCTTTTTCATTTTCTAATAACTCTTGAGCATTTTTTAATCTTAACTTTTCTTCTTGAGTTTTTTGTTTTAATATGGTTATATCTTTAAGAGAAAGATTACTAATACCTTGTTGATAATTTTGAATTTTTTGAGCTATAGAAGCTAGATTACTAAAACCTTTAGCGCTTTCTTTAAGTGCTATATTTTGTTTAGTAATCTCTGAAACTATTTTTTTAAAACCTTGGTAAGCATATCCTATGTCACCAGTTACTGCTTGCCACTCGTCTCTTAAACTTTGAGTTAATCTTTCTGCTTGAACTAAATCTCCATTAAAATTTCTTAGGCTAGCTTCTTCAGCCGCTAAACCTAATTTTTTAGCTAGTTCAATACCTTCTTGAAGAAGTTTATTAAGTTTTTGTTGTTCTTGAGGAGTTAATGCCATATTAATTTATATAATATAAATATGGATAAATTAAAGAATTAATATTTAGGTAATTTCTTTAAATTATTTAATTTACCTTTAAGGTGTGATGGAACGTCTACTTTACCATCTTTAATCTTTTGAGATTGAGTACCTAAATCTTCATTATTTTGCTTATTTTGTTTATCGTAATGTTCTTTCATTCTATTAAATGTAAAATTACGAAGCCAAATAGGCATATTGTAGACAGTATCCCAATCATAGCCACCTTGGCCATGAAAAACAATTTCATGAATTTGAGAAAATAAGTTAGCTCGTAGATGAGGGATTACCTCAGATGTCAGGCCAAAAAAAGCTAAGTCCGATTGGAATAGCGACCTCCTCTTCACTATTAGTAGTAAATGTTAAATCTACGTCTGGTTGAGTTTTTTTAATATACTCTCTTAATGCTCTAGAGTCTCTAGCTAATAAATAATTATCTACAAATTCTCTAATGGTTTTAGTTTCTCTATCTCCATTAACAGATGTAATCATATATTTTAGACGAGTTGATAATTCTGGAGATGAATCTTTATTAATCTTCTTTAATCCGATTAGTTCTTTGTCAATTTTTTTCTCATCACCATGAGTTAGTAACTTAAATGTGATTGGAGTGTTAGTAGAAGGAAGTACAAATGAAAATTCATTTTCTCCTTTTTGGAATAATGATTCATCTATTTGTTTATTTTCTAATTTTGATAAATCAACACTATATTCTTCCCCACGATAATTGAAACTATAATCTTTACCGTAACCTAAGATACGAGCGGCTACCATAATGGCGTTTTTGTCTCCTATAATTAACTCATTATAATCAATATCAGTTACAATAAGTGACTGCATTAGTTTGTCAAGTACAGTACCGTTACTAATATAGTTTTGGTTAGTAAGAATATCTTCTTCACGAGCGGTCATGTATTTCATTTCAATTTTACCGCTTGATAATGGGGATGTTTTTGGATAAACTAAACCCTGAGATGGAAGATCTACGACTTCCGTTGGCATTTTTATTTTATTTTCACTCATATCTTTTATTTATTATAACTTTATGTCTTATATAAATATATACTGTTTTTGTTTTTTAATGTCCTTCGAAATTTGTTTTCATATAAGGATAATAATTATTAGTAGGATTCCAAATTTGAGTATAGGGTTGTGGTGCTGAATTCACTCCTGATGTTAAGGTATTATGTGTAACATTACTAGCTGGGTATGTTGTAATATCGTCTATAATAGGAGCAATAAATGTAGTAGGAGCAGCATTAGATGTATCTGTGCTTAAACCTGAACCTGAAAATGATGAAGATTGAATACCTACAAATTCAGGTGAGTCAACTTGTTCTAAATATGTTGTTCCATTTGGAGTATATACTTCAGTATATTGTGAAGGTGCTCCACCAAATTCTCCTAATTGTATTGATGGGGAATTAGGTATGTTTCCATAGTTTGTAGGAGCACTTATTTCATTAGGTCTAAGAGTAGTTTGGTCAAAATCACCATTTGAGTTATCTAATCCAGTGTTATCCAGTGTATTTACTTGACTATTGTTAGCAGGTGCGCTAATTGCATTAATTGTATTTATATATGGGTTATTCGCGTTATATGGCGTCTCATATTGTAAAGGTGAACCACCAAATCTACCAGATACTGGTTGAGGATAATCATTAGGTAAGTTTGTACTATTAGGGGTTGGAACATTAGATATAAAACTACTATTTGTATTATCTAAACTTGTTTTATTTAATGTTGCAGTTTGTGGGGTTTCATTTATATCTACAATTGTGCTTAAATAAGTGTTACTAGCATTATAAGGTGAAACATATTGAGAAGGACCACTACCAAATTCTCCTCTAACTAATTGTGGATAATCATTAGGTGAACTTACACTATTAGGAATTGGGGTATTAGAAATAGACGCTCCGTTAGTATTGTCTAAACTTGTTTTATTTAAAGTACTAAGTTGAGGACTGTCTGTGTCTTCAATAGGAACACTACTTAAATAAGTGTTATTAGGTCCATATGTTTGAATATATTGAGATGATGCCCCACCAAATTCTCCTTTAGATAAGGATGAATAATCTGTACTTACTGGGGATGTTGGTTTGTTTACATCATGGAGTCCTATAGTATTATCTAAACCTGTATTGTCTAATGTATTTACTAATGCACTTCCATTATCAGGTTGACCTACTGTTTCGTCTTCATAAGTAAGATTAGGTGAGTTAGCTTGGATAAACCCAGATTGAGGATCATTAATTGGAGTATCACCAGGAAAACTTCCTGCGCTTAATCCTGTTTGACCTTGTAATAGACGTTGTTTTAAACCCATATTATTTTATTATAAATATTAGAAAAAAGAAAGCTCGCAAAATGCGAGCTCTTTTTATTGTTAAGTAGTGAGTATTAGAAGTTCAATACACAGTAATCCATTCCAACAGTCATTGTGATGTTCACAGCATGATCTGCGGTATCCCAGTTATAATCACCGAAGTTGGCTTCTTTAATAAATGCGCCTTTAATAATCCATTCACTAACTACGTCTCCTACAGGTCCTAAAACGTCTAATACTAAGTCCTTTTTATAAAAGTCAGAGTAACCATCTCTACCTGTTACAGATTCGTGATGTAAACGAACCCATTCCATTACTGATTGAGCTCCAGATGGGGTGATTGGATCAAATAATGTCATTTGAATGTCACCCCAAGTAGTTTTACCTTTAACTTTTCTGTAAACATTAATATGATTTAATACTACTTCACCTTGAGTTACAGTAACTGCGTTTACGCCTTTTACTATGTAACTAGGAACACCATCCATATAAAGGATGAATCGGTTAGCCTGTTTTGGTTCAAAGGCTGTGAAGAATATCTCGTTTGCGTCTAATATTGCCATGTTTTTCTATTTATTATAAATATCTATATAATTAATCTTTATGCTGGGAAGGTAGCTCCAGTTGGTGTAACGTTAAAGTCTAAGTAAATGAATTCAGCAGTTTTAGTTGGTTGGATATAAATTCCACCGTTTAATTGGTTTCTATCTATGTCAGCAGCTGTGTTATTACTTTCATCCATTACTACTTTAAACGCATACAATCCTTGTCTTTGTTGAACACTTTCCAAGTATGGGTTAACTTGTGCCAAGAAATTATTTCTTGTTGTAGTTGTATTTTGTTCAAATACTAAGTTATTAGCAACTTGAGAAATATAGTTTTTAAGAGCAATCAACAAGCGACGAACATTTACACGGTCTAAAGCTGATGCTTGGGTTTGTAGTGTTTTTTGACCGTATACTACTACACCTTGCCCTGGGAAGGTAGCAATTGGATTTACTTTGTTTTGATATAAAGTATCTCTATCGGTTTGAGATAATTTTCTTTCAGCTCTGATTACTGATAATCCACCTCTGTTTATACCTGCTGGTGCAAACCATGGTTCAGCTATTTTATCATTATAAGCATATACTCCACCTATTACAGTTGAAGCAGGTACCCAAACGTTTCTTCCACTATCTGGGTCTTGAGTTTGAACCCAAGGCCAATATGAAGCAGCGTATGATGTATTTCTTGAAATAGCTTGGCCTGTAATTTGTGAGATTGTAGCTCCGTAAGTATATAAATCATTTACAAAAATAAAATCACCACGATCTTCAGCAACACTTATTATGTTAGTTATTAATCCTGTTTGTAGGCTGTTAAATAATCCAGGTGCTAGTAATATATTAAACTTATAATCATCTTTATTAGATAATAAGTTAATCATATCTGGGTATCCTTGTCCGTTGTTTGAAGCAATTGGAATACCTTGAGCTTTATCCACTGTTATAATTCCATCATAATACTCAGATCCTGCTCCTAATACTCCAGTTGCGTTTCTAAATGATCCACTTCTATTAATTGGAATAGAAGCAGTATATTGTGATTTAGGAATACCTGTATTATCAAAATAATTAGGAGTAGTCACTACTGATTTTACTTTAACGTAATTTGAACCTCCAGGATAAGATCCAGTTGTTTGTAAATAATATGATGTACCATCTTGAACAAAAGTTTGGGTTTGATCACCTATAACTTTAGATACAAAATTTGGAGAAAATGGATCTAAAGATAAGTTAGTCCAAGTTTCTAATACAGTTTGGTTTAAAGTATTATCATTTCCTTTACGAATTAATAAACTAAATGTTCCAGAAGATGTATTCCAGTTAGAAATTTGATATCTAAGATTATCAGCTGATCCACTAAGTAATGATCCACTAGCATCTAAAGAGCTTGAACTGTTTTGATCTGCTCCTTTAGCAATAGTTTCTAATACTAATACTGGGTTTGATGCACCTGCGCTTCCACTTATGCTATCACCACTAGTTCCAGTGTTAGCAGATGTATAAGATCCACTTACTACTCGAGATACTAATAATGAAGTTCCTCCATTAGTAAAGTAATTATATGCTGCTATAGATGTAAAATAAGTTAAGATATCGCTATTACTACCACTTGTAAATGTAGTTCCAAATTTTTGTTGGAATTGGCTATAAGTAGTAACTATTGTAGGTATACCAACAGGTCCTTTCACAGTTGGACCTATAATAGCTGCCCCAGCTTGAACAGGTTGCGAAGTTACTTGTGAAGTATCATTTTCTCTCGCTAATACACCTGGTGATATTAATGTTTCTGCCATGTTTTGTTATGTGTTTGATTTTATTATAAATATCTTAAGAAATGTCAAAATTATGAAACAGGAGTAAATTCTCCTTTTTCTAAATTAATATTTCCTTCACCATATTTTTCTTGTAATTCTTTTCCTATCTTAACCTCACTTTCAATTTGAATAGCAATTTCATTTTTTAGGAATTGTTTTCTAGATTCTAAAATAGTAATTTGATATTCAAGATCACCTAAAGCTGCTACTAATGAGGATTGGTTTTCTTGTAATGTTTTTAATGATTGGATTTCTTCTTGTGTTAAAACTTTTGTTTCCATAAATTATTTTATTATAAATATATTATTGATTTGTCAAATTATTTAAATTACTAACTGCTTCCGCTGTAAAATTAAGTATACTTCTATTAGAAAATTTCTTTATTGAATTTATATCTTTTTGTATAATATCAGGGATTATATATCCATGCATTCTAAGTGTGAATGTACTTTTAACTATTCTTTCACTACTATCAGCTAATTCAATAGTCCCAGTAAATGAATCAACATTTGTTTTAAATTTAAAACGTTCTGGGTCACCCCAGTAAGCATCCGCAGCATACTCTACAGCTTCAATAATTTTATTTAATTGTTCATTATAATAAGTAAATACAGCACATTCATAAGTAACTGTTAGATAATCAGGCACAACTGTAGCGTAGTATGTTTCTTCAGGTTTAATACCATTTAAAGCATTAAAATTACTATAAGCATTACTTTTGCCGTATTTTTTACCTGTAACGGCTATATTATGAGGATCATTAGCATCTAATTTATTTGCTAAGGTTCTGTTTCTTTCAATGTTATTTCTTTTAAACATTAATAATGGAGCCATTATTCTACCATTTAAATCTCTATAATACCCATCTTTTTGGAATGATTTCCATTTCTCAGGTGAACCATATATCACAGGTACTGGTATTGATTCTCCATTTTGTAGCACTGTGGGTTTAATCACATTTTGAAAATAATACATTATTGCCCAATCTAAATCTTCTAAACCTATTGAAAAAGGTTTTACTGTATCATCTTTAAATGAGGTTTGATCTGCTCTATTAAATGTAGATTCAGGATTTGGGTTACCTGTGTAGTTAAATCCAGCCGCGTTGAAGTTAGGGATAGGATTAAGATTCTCATCTAAAATGAATGGTGGGTCACTAGGTTTATAAGGCTCCTGTAAAGAAATACTTATCTCTCTTTGGGTTTTAGGTATTGGTTTTCTTGTTTCAGCCATTATAATCTTTGTTTAATAATATTAACGCGATCTGTTGGTATGTAATGTGTTTCACAGATTAGACTTACATTATATCCAAATTGATCTAAACCTGGATTTAGTGGGTTTTGAGAGTATGGGTAGTCAGGATCTTTACCAGCGAAATATTGAGTGTGAACTGTATTATCTATTTCAAAATATGATTCTTGATATAAAAGTACATCACCTACTTCTGGTATTATATTCGCGTCTGTTAAATCATCTACTAAGAATGCTACTTTAATACTCCAATCAAAATCAACACCAAATTCACTTGTAGGACTTGCATTATCAGCTACCTCAATTAAAGCATTTAATAATATTGGACCAGTAAAAAATTTACCACCAGATGATTCACCATACATGTTTACTTTAGTTTTATCTAAAACATACTTATATATAGCAACTTGTTGAGTAATAATATCTCCTAGTAACTCTCTGTTTATTTTTCTAAACATTGAAATATCTCTTGCTCCTCCAAATAGTGCCATTATCCGATAAATATAGTCATTGGTACATTGTTAATTTCTTGTCTTCTAAAATCACTTTCTTGAGAACGTCTTTCTAATTGTGATTTTTTAGACATATCTCCTAAATATGCTCTTAATCTTTCTAATAATGCTGCTTTATCTGTAGTAGCAGAGGCTAATAAATCAGATTGATTTAAAGTCATATTTTGATCAGGAATAGGAACAGTAGAGTATTTACCTCTAACATATCCTAACATTTCTTTACATAATGCTAAACAATATTCAAATATCCATTGACGTCCAATAGAATTAATTAAACTATATGTTGGGTTAGAATATGGGGCATTTGAAGGATTTGTTACTAAATAATCAGGATTATTTGCACTTCCCCCAGGTTGTCCAATACTATTGTTTAATCTATCTTGTACCTTAATATATTCAAACCATAAAAATCCATCTCTAACATCTTGGTCTGATGGTATAGGGAATACTTTTATTTTATTATTTATAATATTAAAGGTGTAAGCTGATAAGCGAATTGTGTTACTTAATTCTATACCTTGAATTACTGCAGCGTCATACGCTACAGGCATCATTAAATATCCGCCTCCATATCCTCCACCATACATTCCACCATATAAACCTGCTGCTGGTACTCCTCCTAATCCTCCAAATCCTCCAAATGGAGCATACATTTGACTTGTAGCTGGTAGATTTTGATAAAATACAGATTTAATTTCTATCCCACCAGTGATATTATTATCAGTAGCCCATGTTCCTAAATCATATTCTTGTACACTTGAGGTTAAAGCTAATGCTCCACTATAATAAGTTACATTTCCACCAGCACCAGCTTCCGAAGCATATTGTTGGGACACACGTATTACTGTCGCCATATTAGGCGTAATAAGTGCGTTATTTACACTTGTATCCGCAGGTGCACCCTCTAGTGTTAACATATTATCTAATGCTTGAAAAGCGTAGATTTCATTACCATATGTAGTGACTGCTTCTTCAAAAGCAGCGTAGAAGTTTAAATCTTGTAATTCAACTTCCATAATGGGATATCCTAATCGACGAGCACAAAATGTAGCTACTTTATCAGCGTCAATTTGAAATTGATAATCATAGTCATAGAACCCAAATGGAGTACTCCCAGGAATGAATGAGCTAGAGCCTGGGTATATAGGAATATTCATGTGTTAGATTTTGTTATAAATATACAAAACTAAATGAATTATATTAGTCTGGGAAAGGTGGTTCTGGTGGGGTGTCTTCTAATGCTGTATTTTCCACTATGATAGGCTCTTGGTGTTGATGTCCATATACATCTAAAGCAGTAATAAGTTCTTCTTTAGTATCGTAAAAGAATAAATTAGGTTGCCCTGTTGTTATTTGCCATTCTTCTTCCATTGATCCATAGTGGAAGACGTCTACTTCGTTTGTTGCTAAATACCACTTCATTATACTTGTCCTCCATCGGTTATTGTCCAGTTATTAGGTGCAGATGTTAATATTGCTCTAGAAGCAGAGGCAGCCGCTGTGTATCGTATTGAGCCAAAATTAGTAGATATATTTGGTTTAACTGGTCTCGAAGCCCATCCTATCAATAATGTATCGTAGTTAGCAGTAGAGTAGTCGCTAAAGGTCTTACCGAACATAAAGTTGGCTACCGTAGTAGATGAGGACACATTCCAGTTAGAAAGAGGTTGATTAAAGCCTGTCGCTGAGTAGAATACATTAGACATATCTGTTACTTTGCTTGTGTCCCATGAATTAACAGGTTGGTTAAATAAGGCTTGATTTCTAAATAAACCAGACATATTAGTCACCTTACTAGTGTTCCAGTTATTAATTGCACTTGAACCACCATTATTAAATACACCTGGCGTACCGGAGCAGTAAAACACACCATCCATTGTCAGGACGTTGCTTGTGTTCCAAGCTCCTACATTTTGATCAAACAATCTACAACCAACAAGCATTGATGTCATGGTAGTAACCTTACCCGTATTCCACAAACCTATGGATGGTGAACCAGCATTATTAAATGCTTTATCTATTCCTCCAGCTATAAAAAATGCCATGTCTGTTACATTAGATACATCCCATAGACCGACTTCTTGATTGAAGTATGGTTGTCTTTGAAACATAGCTCTTAGTGTAGTTACTTTAGAAGTATTCCAGTTTTTCATAGAACTACTACCATTGTTGTTAAATGACCCAGTACCGCTGTTACCTATACCAAGAAAGCTAGACAAGTTAGTCACGTTGCTGACGTTCCACTTTCCAATTTCTTGATTAAATTGATTTTGATTAAAGAGCATACCAGCCATACTTGTGGCTTTGCCGGTATCCCAATTTGATATGTCTTGATTAAATGCTCCACTAGGAGTAGTATTTGCTTGATAAAACATGAAATCAAAAATACTAGCACTACTTACATTCCAGTTACCAATAGGTTGATTGAAGTTTGGAGTGTATAGAAACATCTGACTAAAGGTAGTCACTTGACTTGTATCCCAATTACCAATAGAAGGACTACCTCCGTTATTAAAGGAGTGCGTAATAGTTGTGAGACCCAACCCAAACATATTATCCATATTAGCAACTCTACCCGTATTCCACGAACCTATGTTTTGGTTAAACCGGTATGCTTGATAAAAAGTTTGTCCCATGTATTGAACTTGGCTGGTGTCCCATTGGTCAAGTCTGCTAATGCTAGTTAATAGAGAGCAGGATCTAAACATAACAGCCATTGAGGCACTAAATCCGGGAAGTACGTTTTTTGCGTATAGGTTTGGTGTGTCTGATATGTTGTTTAGGGTCAAGGCATCGCATCCATAGAATTGAGATCCAACTGACGATAGCTTCAAACCTCCCCATTGTGATATGTTGATTATTTTTCTTCTATCTCCAGTATTAGTAAATCGAAATCCCTTAATGTAACCGCTCATTGTGACATTGTACGTTCCGGCAGTGGCGTATGAGTGTGTCACTTCTGGTTGATTATACGACGTTATTACGTTGCTAGTACCATCGCCCCAGTAGACTGTGAAGTTGTAGGAGCCGCTTATGTGCAAGGGTATCGCTATTTGATTAGCGGCACTTGATCCTGCAGATGTGTTGTCCGTCTTCCAAGTTGAATTGAAAGTATTAGGTTTTGAATTTACTATACTTCTATTTGCTCTAGCCATGATTACTGAGTTATCCAGTATTCTACTCTTGTTCCTTTAACCCATTCAGCATAAATTATATTTAAAGTATTTGGTACATAAACACCATTACTTACTACTACCCAAGTTTGTGGTACTGATGGAGCTACAGAGTGGTTATGATATATTTTTTGTACTACTCCTATTTGTGCCCCAGTTAGATCATTTGTTAGACTTCCAGTTGCAGGTGCATCCCATTCATTATACACTGTTGTATTAACAAATGATATTATAGTCCCTGATCCTGTAACTGCCCCCGTCACACCTTGTGGTCCTTGAGGACCAACAGAACCTGATGGACCTATAGAGCCTGATGGGCCTTGTGGTCCTGTAGGTCCTACTTGTCCTTGAGGCCCAGGATTATTTACTTCTACAACACTAGTAATAGGTTGAGGAACAATGATTTGATTTTCCTCTGTCACTACTGTTACATTAGCTATATCAGTTTGGCTATTTATACTATTATTCTGCATTAAGCTTCAGGTTTATTATAAATATGATGGTAAATTAGGTTATACTATAAATGTCCAACCTGTAGATTTGTATATGTATAATCCTTCTGTTGCGTCTGTACAGTATACCATTAGTCCTACTGCTGGTGTTGATATGGCTGTGCGTTGAGCGTTAGTCATGCGGGGTGGTAGGAAACCACGTGATGTTGAATCTGCTTGTAATATCGCTGAGGCATCTGTGTAACTTAATGCACCTACCCGCAGAGAGTATCTTGTGAAGATACCTAAACCAGTTCCAATTCCTAAATCTGAAGAACCACCTAGAACCATTTGTCCACTTCCTCGAACATCTAAAACATTTGCACCAAATCCATTTTCAACTCTAAAAATAGGTTGTGAGTCTAATGTTAATGAACTACTTATTCTTGCTTCCCCTCTTACATCTAATTTGTAAGCAGGAGCAAGTGTTCCTATACCGACACTACCAGTAGCATCAATGGTCATTCTTACCTGATCTATACCATTAGAGTAGTTGGTGCCAAAGTATAATGGTTGTGCTGTGCCCCCATTAGCCCAAGATGCGATATAAAATGGCTTTCCATTTCCACCACCTTTAATTAAAGTACTAACTGTACTGTCATTAGGTATTAATTCAATTCGTTGGGCTGGGACAGCGCCACGTGCTATTGCTAAACCATCCCCTGATATAGAGTCATATATTTCTAAACGTTTAGTAGGGATAGTTGTTCCAATACCGACATTACCACTTGAACTAACGTATAATCTTGAAGAACCACTTGTAATTAAAACTACTGACCCAGAACTGTCTCCACCTAAACCTGATGATAATCCTATAGCATTTAATCTATAAGGAATAAACATTGCTGTTGTTAGGTCATTAATAAGAGCACCTTTTATCTGTATTTGGTTAGTTACATAACCATCACTTGTAAAAGCACCTGAAAATAATCCTCCTGCTTTAAAAAATAGTCTGCTAGAATCTAAATAAATTCCATTTGAAGTACTTCCAAATGCAATAGTAGGATTTGTAAAATCACCTACATTATTTGATGTTCCAAGTTGAAGTGATGGTGAAGAACCTGATATAGATAAACTGCCGGTTATAGTTTGCGGCCCGGTGTTAGTTAATACTTCATGCCATCCAACTTGAGAACCACTATTATAATAGTATAATCCTTCATTTGTTGATCCTGTTAAGTATGTTATTAAACCTTGAGCAGGAGATGTGATTGAGGCTGTTGTTGATGTGCGTGGTGGTAGGAAGCCTTTTGTTGTAGACTTTACTTCAAGTAATGCAGATGGTGATGATAAGAAACTATAGTCTTGTGAAACTATTACTCCTTTGGCGGCAGTCGGAACAATTAATCTTAAATCATTATTAGTTCCTACATCCATAGTACCAGTGTATATTGTAACACCAGATACATTGCTTGTTGCACTTGGATTTATATTTCCACAAGTAAGAACACCGGTTCTAACTGTCCCATTTACATCTAAATTGTACCCTGCGTCTGTTGTTGTGCCTATAAGGACATTACCGCCTGCTGTTATTTGTGCTCTTCCAATACCATTAGTAAGAAAACTAAAAGGTTGATTTGAATTTGTACCTATAAATGAGTTTCCAGCACTGCCTGCTCCAATAAAGGTAGTAACACCTTGCCGAGTTAGATTTATATAAGTACCATCAAAGGTTGTTATCAAACCTACTCCTAAAGAAGCACTTCCATGTGTAAATATACCGGTAACACTAGCACTACCTGTAACAGTTAAACTACCAGTAGGTATTCTTACAGTACCATACAAAGTTTGAGTATCGTTAGCATTATCTCCTAATGTATTAGAACCTGTTGAATTAATTGTAGTATTAATCTGTAATACATTAATAGAAGCAGTACCTAATACTGTCACATCTCCTGATACAATAGCAGAAGCCATTGTAGTAGCTCCTGTTATAGTCGCACTACCTGAGAATATGGCTGGTCCTATGTTTGTAAAAGTAGAAGATCCTGATACTAGAAATGATCCTGATATTTGTAAACTACTTGTTGTAGTCCAAATACTTCCACTTATGTTATTAAATGGTTGTGTTGAGCCAGAAGGACCAGCTATACCCTGTGGTCCCGTAGAACCTTGTGGGCCGGGATTATTTATTACAATAGTACGCATTATCGTGTTACTTCTTTACTTAGACTAACTTGTCCTTCTAATAGTCGAGTTATTACACTACCTGATGTTATTTCTAGGTCATATAGTGCAGTATTAAATGTGAAATTTGAAGACGATGCAGCAGATATATATATGCCTATAGAACCAGAGGCAGGTGGGGTAACCCCATTGCTTCCGCTAAAATTTAAACCAGTGCCATCAACTGATAATGAACTAGATAGTATAGCGTATGTAGTAGGGTTTGTATTAGCATACCCAGATCTAATCATCATTTTACCGCTATATCCAGTTAAATCAACAGGTGTATTGGTTGAATCCTTATATTGGATCTCAAAATTTAATGTTGATCCTTGTTCTATTATAAATGAATATCTTCCT